GTAAGTTAAAAGGTTTCAAAGTGAATACTGCAACATGCAATAGCCACTTAAAAACCCACTGCCACGCTTGCTAGGCGTGTTTAGACCATGCCGCATATTCGCGGTTTAGGGCATGCAGTGAGTTATACCGCTTGATTACTTCACCCAAATCAAGAAAAAGTTAGGCCCATAGTATTACCATGTAATACCGACACCACAAAATTGATTGTTAAAAAGCATTACATCCACAAAATGCACCATGCGACCTATACATGAAAGCGATAGCAAAAGCCATGCGATACGATGCACAGACACAATGAACCTTGCGTTACCTTACGGCGTGACGCTTGAGATACGATCATCTCAATAACGGGATTGACCCGACAAGGCAGTTTTGCCACCCTGTACTAATGGTTTTGACCCGACAAGGGGTGGGGGGAGGGACACGGACGATGCGACCCCGCGCCACCCTTACGTATGCCGCACATCGCAAGGTCTAATTTTTAGCAATATACATACATTCGCCACACCTAACCGCAAAAACGCCCCATGCACTTGACATACACACCATAAAATGCACAATACACACGTCACAACATCACGGAGGCCACATGGCAACCAACTTGAAGAAACTGTTTGCGGGTAAGGAAACCGCCAAAGAGGAAAAGGGCGAAGCCAAAGCGCTGAAGTCCGGCAAAATTTCCGTTGGCCAGTACATGAAAGGCGAAAAGTCTGAAGGTGAAAAACCCTCGAAGAAAACCGCCGAAGCCATCAAGTCCGGCAAAATGAGCCCTGCGGCTTATGCCAAACAAGACAAAAAGGAGAAAAAGTGATGTCTAAAAATTGGATCGCTGGCGCCACGAAAAACAAAGGCGCATTGCACAAAAACTTGGGTGTGCCCGCTGGTGAAAAAATCCCAGCCAAGAAATTGGCCGCTGCTGCAAAAGAAAAAGGCAAGGTTGGCAAAGAAGCCCGCTTGGCCGAAACTCTGAAAGGTCTCAAGAAAAAATGAAGCGCTACAACTTCTTTTTGCCAGATTCAATCGTGGGCGTACTGCGCGAAGAAGCACAGCGTTCTGGGCTGACCATGTCAGAGATCATTCGCAAAGTCTTGGCCGTGTACACATCGAAAGTGGCAGAGAAGCATGTCGCTGAATGACCTTGACGATTTTGCGGAGTACAACGAGTTCGCGCTCTCGCCGAGCGCCGTTGAACCTCATGTCACTTTAGACATCCCGCCCCAGTTGGTGTGGGAGTGCGCTGCAGGGTTGGAGAACCCGACTGATGTGGCGTCTCGATTTGGTTTCACCGGTGCGAAGTGGGAGCGCTTACAACAATGGCCTCCGTTTATCAATGCAGTGCAAGCGCAGCGCGCGGAGTTTGAACGCAACGGGATGACCTTCAGGCTCAAGGCTGGGTTGATGGCTGAGGAAATGATGAGTCAAATGTTCAAGCAGGCCATATCCAACGACAGCACCATACTGCAAAAACTCAGTGTGTTTAACTCGCTGGTCGACGTGGCTGGGCTCAAGCCGGACAAAAAAGCGGTGGAGACCAACGTGCAGGCGGCTCCCAAGTTCAGCATTACCATTAACATCCCACAGGCACCGGGGCCAACGCCCGTAACCATAGATGGCTAAAATCATTCCGTTTACTGGGATTACCAAGCATGACTTGGACCCTGACGTTGTTCTAGAAAACCTTAAAGGAAAACTTGAAGGGTTTGTGCTGATTGGGTATACACCTGACGGCGAAGAATATTTTTCATCGACTTACGCAGACGGGGGCACGGCGCTCTGGCTGATAGAGCGGTGCAAGAAAGAATTGTTGAACATAGATGGCTAACCTAGTCTACACACCACCCTTGTCGGTGGTTCCATTTCTTACATCAGACAAGTTTGCGAACTTCATTGTTGGGCCGGTGGGTTCGACAAAGACAACTGCGTCTCTGATCAAGATTGGTTACGAAGCCGCGCGCATCAAAGCAAGTCCAGATGGCATCCGCCGTTCGCGCTGCGCTGTTATTCGTAACACCCGTCAGATGTTGTGGGACACGACGATCCCAGATTTCTTGAAATGGTATCCAGATGGAGAAGCCGGTGTCCTTGAAAAAACCAACTCGAAGTTCTTGCTCAAGTTTGATGATGTTGAGTGTGAAGTGCTATTTAGGGGTCTGGATGATGCTAATGATGCTAGACGCCTTCTTTCCCTCCAGCTCACCTTTGGTGTTATGGACGAGTTTCGAGAGATCAATCCTGACATTTATAACGCTCTCACCGGTCGCCTTGGCCGCTATCCTGATAAAACGATGAACGGTGTGGGTGCGTGCGACGATGCAGGCAACCAGATTCACAAAGTTTGGGGCGCTACCAACCCGCCGGACGCTGATTCGTTTTGGGAAAAGCTGCTCAATGAGCCGCCCGAGAACATGCACGTCACCATCCAGCCAAGCGGGCTCGCGCAAGAAGCTGACTGGGTTCAATACCTGCCAGACGGGTACTACGAAAACTTGTGCGAAGGCAAATCGGAGGACTGGATTGATGTCTACGTTCATGGCAAATTCGGCAAATCGCTCTCTGGACAGCCTGTATTCCGAGCTTTTAATCGAGATACACACGTCGCCAAGCAGACCCTCAACCACATCAAACTACAAACCCATCCTCTCATTATCGGAATGGACTTCGGACTTACACCGGCATGCACAATCAACCAAGTTGATGCCCAAGGACGACTCCTCACATTCGCAGACCTGACCTCTGATGGCATGGGAACGTTGCGTTTTTGCCGCGAAAAGTTGAAACCATTGTTGGCCAACCGGTTCCCGGGCATGAACGTGCTGATTATTGGTGACCCTGCCGGGCAGCAGCGTGCGCAGACTGATGAGCGTTCGGTGTTTGATATCCTGCGCGCCGAGGGGTTTCGGGTCATTCCGGCTAAATCCAACAGTGTTGTGGCACGTGTTAACGCAGTCGATAAGATGCTTACACGTACGGTAGATGGCAAACCCGGTCATTTGATTGACCCAAGCTGTACGCATTTAATTGCTGCACTGCGCGGTGGATATAGGTATAAAATCCGTCAAAATGGCGAAGCGGACGACAAGCCCGAGAAAAATTCCCATTCCCACATTGCAGATGCCCACCAGTATGCTTGCTTGCACGCTGATGGAAACGTCACAGGCGATACGTGGGCTCGCAAAGCAGTCGAAGTAAAACGAGTTGACTACGTGTGGACTTGACAAGTAGACTCTGCCCCTATACCCCCTAAGTACAAAGTGACGCGCATATGCAACTTGGCTTGAACATTACCAATTCAACCGCTCCCGGTACTACTACCACGGGCGGCATGGTTACTATTAAGTCTCTCAAGGCTTTGCAGGATGAGCAGCGCGCGGCGGCGCAACTGCAGAACTCACAACCAGTCGTTCAAGCTTTAGCTGGCTACATCCGTAAAACTTGGATGAGCTCAATGCTGGCCAAGCAGCAGACGTCTGAAATCAAAATGCTCAAGTCCGTGCGCGCGCGTCGCGGCGAATACGATCCCGATAAGCTCGCTCAGCTTCGGGAGCAAGGCAGTTCCACCATCTACATGATGTTGACTTCGAACAAATGCCGTGCTGCATCGAGCTGGTTGCGCGACACGCTGGTTACGTCTTCGGATGAAAAACCTTGGACGATCAAACCCGGGGCGATTCCTGACCTGCCCCCCAACGAAGTTGAAAGCATTTTGCAGCAAGCCCAGCAAGAAGTGGCTCAGCTGTATGCCAGCGGACAGCCGCCTACGGATCAGCAAGTTCGGGAACGCTTGCTTGAGATGAAAGACATTGCGATGTCCCACATGAAGGACGTTGCCCAGCGCACAGCCGAGCGCATGGAAGTCAAAATGACTGACCAGTTGCAAGAAGGCGGGTTCCAAAAGGCGTTCAGCGATTTCCTTGACGACATCACGACGTTCCCAGCGGCGTTTATCAAAGGCCCGGTTGTCCGCAAACGCCCCAAAATGAAATGGGTTCCCGGCAGCAACGGGGACTACAAACTGCAAGTTGAAGACACATTGAGCTTGGAATGGGAGCGTGTTGACCCGTTCAACATTTACCCAGCAGCCGATGCGTCAGACGTTGACGATGGCTCATTGATTGAGCGCCACAAACTGCACCGCGCTGATTTGCAAGCGTTGATTGGTGTTGAAGGCTACAGCGACGGCGCCATCCGCATGGTGCTTGAAGAATATGGTAAGGGCGGTCTGCGCGACTGGATTTACGTTGACATGAACAAAGCCGCTGCTGAAGGCAAATCGACTATGGGTGTGCAACAAAACCCGTCGGCATTGATTGATGCACTTCAGTTCTGGGGCAACGTGCAAGGCCAGCTTTTGCGCGACTGGGGCATGACCGAAGACGAAGTTCCCGATCCATTGATTGACTACCCCATCGAGGCTTGGGTTATCGGTTCTTGGGTCATCAAGGCAGTGATCAACCCTGATCCACTGGGGCGTAAACCTTACTACAAGGCCAGCTATGAAGAAGTACCGGGAGCGTATTGGGGTAATTCTGTTGCTGATTTGTGTCGCGATGCGCAAGATATCTGTAACGCTGCGGCACGTGCATTGGTGAACAACATGTCGATTGCGTCCGGCCCGCAGGTCGTGTACAACATCGACAGACTGCCACAAGGCGAAAACATCACTCAGATGTACCCATGGAAGGTATGGCAAGTTACGTCTGACCCAATGGCGGGCAGCGCTGCCCCCATGCAGTTTTTCCAACCCAGCTCGTTGTCACAAGAGCTCATGGCTGTGTACGAGAAGTTTTCTGTGCTGGCTGACGAATATACGGGTATTCCCCGATATATGACTGGCGATTCTGGCGCGGGCGGCGCGGGTCGCACGGCTTCGGGTATGAGCATGCTCATGTCTAACGCTGGCAAAGCCATCAAACAAGTGATTGCGTCGATTGACGAAAACGTGTTGCGCTTGGCCATCGAACGGTTGTACTACTACAACATGCAGTATGGCGATGATCCTGACCTCAAAGGCGATGTGAACATCGTCGCGCGCGGCGCGATGTCGCTGATGATCAAGGAACAAGCCCAGATGCGCCAGAACCAGTTCTTGCAGATTGCGCTGTCTAACCCGATCACGCAGCAGATCGTAGGCGTCGAAGGCATTGCAGAAATCCTGCGCCAAGCCGCCAAAACGCTTGACCTCAACCCAGACAACATTGTCCCGCCCGTTGAAATCATCAAGCAGCGCATGGCTCAGCAACAGCAAGCCGCCATGGCGCAACAGCAGCAACTGGCCGCAATGCAGCAAAATGGTGGCACGCCGCCAAACGCGAAACCCGGTGCGACGTTGCAAAATGGAGCCCCTGTTACCAACAATTTTGCGCCACTTCCCGGCGTAGGCTCTTGACAACACTAAAATGTTGTACATAATCACATCAACTTAACGGAGTAATCCCATGAAAGCAATTGAACCCAAAGAGTCACGCTCGCAAGAGTACGCTCAAGAATCTGCCAAGACCGATGGTATGTCCAAAGGTCCTGCAAGCCAAGGCAATGGCGGCAGCGACGGCGGCATCTTCGCTACTTTGAAACGTGGTGGCAAAGAATTGAGCCAAGAGTCTGCAAAGACTGACGGCCTGTGCAAATAAATGTCAGTGCGAGTTGACGAGCGTACTGCTCGTTGCCTTACACTATTGAAATCCCAAGAGTTCAATCCGCTGATAGAATTCTTACAACTGACCCACGCAGACACGCTACAGCGCCTGAGTGAGTCGAAAGACACGAATGAAATGCTACGGCTTCAGGGCCGGGCGTTGCAGGTGAAGGACCTCCTTGACCTTGTTGATAGTGGTAGCACATTGTTAACTAAACTTCGCCGATGATGGGCCCACCCGCAAGGGCGCTCAGAATCAAAATTAACCGTAGTAGCTGACCGTAAGCGTGAGTGGGCACACCGTAACCGGAGCCTTCCAGCGTAGTCGGAGCGAAGGAGATAGAGATATGGCCTTGCCTCGTGCTGTTCAACAGCAAGTTGATGATGCAGATGCGTATGTAGCGCAACTCAATGGAACCCAGCCTGTTAACCCGGATACTGGTGAACCTGTAGTACCTGAACCTCAACCCGCACTCGAACCACAACCGCAACCAGTCTCGCAAGAGCCTGAACCAAAACCAGTGGTGCCTGAAGCAACGTGGGAACAAAAATACCACACGCTGAAAGGTAAGTTTGACGCTGAAGTGCCCCGTTTGTATGCGCAAGTGCGCGAGATGAATGATCAAATCAAACAACTCGTCGCAGAAAACGCTGCAGCCAAAGCACAACCAGCTCCAACTGTTCCGGTTTCGGATCGTCCTCTTATCACTGAACAAGACAAAGAAGCATTCGGTTCTGATTTGCTCGACTTGATTGATCGTGCGACTGAGCAGAAATTGGCGGGTAGCCGTCAACTTGAAGCCCAGCTCCGCGCAGAAATCGAACAGTTGAACAACAAATTGGGGAACGTTACTGAGCGACAAGTGGTGTCTGACAAAGACCGCTACGAGTCTGCCCTGACCAACGCAGTACCTGATTGGCAAGCGATGAACGTGGATCAAGGCTTTTTGGCTTGGTTGGCAGAAGTAGACCCTGTGTATGGGATGCCTCGTCAGTATGCGCTTAACAACGCTTACGAATCGCTGGACGCCACACGCACGGCCAACATCTTCAATCAATACAAGAAGACACTTGCACCTGCAACTCAAGCGCAGCCCAAGCCAAATCTTCAGAGTCAAGTAGCACCGACCCGCTCGCGTACGTCGCCAGCTCCTACGAATCCAAACGTGGATAAGCGTGTTTATACCCAACAGGATATTGACGCGTTTTACTCCGAATGGCGACGTGGAATGATCGACGAGGCAGAAGCGGTGCAGATTGAAAAAGATATTCACGCCGCCACCCAAGAAGGTCGCATTCGCTATTAAGCAGCACCAGTGGGCATGGCGGTAAACCAAACCGTTTTCTAACAACAGGAGTATTTCCATGTCCACAGTAACCGCTGCAGCAGCGTATCCCATTAACTCCGGTGGTTTCAACACCCCCGGCGGTCAGGTAGCCTATTCCGGCACCGCCTATTCCGGCACGTTCATTCCAGCCCTCTGGTCTGGCAAGTTGGCACAGAAGTTCTATGCCGCTACCGTGTTCGGTGAAATCGCCAATACCGATTGGCAAGGTGACATCACTGGTATGGGCGATACCGTGATCATCAACACCATCCCATCCATCACAATCAACAGCTACAGCGTTGGTCAAAACTTGGCCTACGAAGTTCCAGCTCCCAGCACCATCACTTTGGTGATCAACAAGGGCAAATACTTCGGCGTCAACGTCAACAACGTGTTGGAACTGCAAGCCAAGCCCAAATTGATGGACATGTTCACCAATGACGCCGCGATGCAGATGAAAATCAATATCGACAAAGACGTGCTGTACACCAACTTCAACCAAGGCGACGCTGCCAACCAAGGCGCTACCGCTGGTGCGATCTCTGGTGGCTACAACTTGGGCACTGACACAACCCCAGTCACTTTGACTGCTTCTAACATCTTGTCGAGCATCACTGCTTTGTCAAGCGTGTTGGACGAAGCCAACGTGCCTGAAACTGATCGTTGGTTGATCATTACCCCCACAGAGCGTCAAATCTTGATGCAATCGAACTTGGCTCAAGCCCAGTTCATGGGTGACGCTTCCAGCGTTTTGCGCAACGGCAAAATCGGCATGATTGACCGTTTCACTGTGTACGTGAGCAACTTGGTTCCACGTGGTGCAGCCAACAAAACTTGGATGAACCCCAACACTGGCACTGACGCTACCGGCACCGGTAACGCCAAACGCCACGCCATCATGGCTGGCCACAAGTCTGCCATCACTTTCGCGTCGCAAATCGCCAAAGTTGAATCGTTGCAAAACCCCAACGACTTCGGCACCTTGGTTCGCGGTCTGAACGTGTACGGCACACAAGTTGCTCAACCCAAAGGCTTGGCACTGTTGGTCGCTGCGGGTTAATTAATGGTGGGGGGTTTCCCCCACCTTCAACCTAGGAGATTGACATGGCAGTTATTGACGACTTGATCATCGCCGGTCTTTCGTACCCACAAGCCTTGGCTGTGATTGCGGAAGACACACTTGGCGATAACACCGACGGCCTAGTTGCAGCGGGTTTTTCTGTTACTCAAGCGCAGGCAATGCATGCGTACGACGCTAACAAAACTGCTGACAATTTGGACGTGATTGTGCAACAAGGCATCTGGGCTGGTCCTGCTATTACAGCAATCGACGAGTCTCTTGATGTGACACCGTAAGGCAAAAATGGGCACGGTAACAGCAAAAACCATCATCGACAAAGCTACCATTCAGCTTATCGACTTGGCCAACATTCGTTGGACGCGAGCCGAGTTGCTTCAGTGGCTCAATGACGGTATGCGCCAAATCGTGCTCATTCAGCCGAGCGCGTCTTCCACAACTAGCGTTATCCAGTTGCAAGCTGGTACACGCCAATATATCCCATCTGATGGTTGGTTGTTGCTGGGCATTTACCGCAACATGGGCACAAACGGTTCTACACCGGGCCGCGCCATCCGCATCATTTCTCGTGAAATTCTGGATGGGTTCAATCCCAACTGGAACACTGATAAAGCTACGGCTGAAGTCCGTAACTACATCTACACAAACCAAGACCAGCTGGCTTTTTATGTGTACCCCCCAAATACTGGTACGCAGCAAATCGAGATCAACTACTCAGCGCAGCCGACTGATCTGACTTCTGAATCTGAAGTGATTCCAATTTTTGACGTCTTCCAATCTGCATTGGTGGACTACATGCTGTATCGCGCTTGTAGCAAAGACGCAGAATACGCCCCCGGATTGCAGTTGGCTCAAGGGTACATGGCTACATTCGTGGCTGCTATCCAAGGCAAGACCCAGTCTGAGGTTACGAACGATCCATCGCAGGCTCTTAACCCAGTTAATCCTGCCGTACGTGGGACAACAACAGCATGACGACTACCGTTTCCTACGAAGCCTTTTTGCCAGAAGTTATGCCGTTTGTGCATGACGTGCCTGAGATCGTGGCACTTCAAGCCATTCGCAATGCTTGTATTGAATTCTGCGAAGAAACGCATTACCTGCAAGACACGCTTGACCCGATTGCGGGCATCATCAACCAAGGCGACTACGATCTGGATGCAAACGATTCCAACTACAAAGTAGTGGAGATCATGCAAGCCTATTATGGTGATCAATTGTTGATCCCCAAATCGCAAGAAGAACTCAACCAGATTTACCGCACTTCCAACTGGCAAAACTTAACCGGCAACCCATACTATTACTTTCGCCCGCGCGCGACAGTGATTCGTTTGGTCACAAAACCTGTGATCACAGAAGCCAACAAGTTGGTTATTCGTGCGGCATACGCGCCGACTCGTGCATCGAGCACAATCGACAGCGAAATCTTTGAACGGTTCCTTGAACAGATTGCTTTCGGCGCGCGCGCCCGTCTGTACAACACGCCAAACCAACCGTACTATGACCCCAAAACTGCAATGGAATACACCAAGCGGTTTAACGATGCGCTGGCAGAAGTCAGAACTCGTGTTTACAAAGGGTTAACCCGCACAGCGGTGCAAATCGAATTCCAGAGGTTCGCATGAGTGACAAAATCAAACTTGTAGCCAACGACACTCGCCCCGCGCTGGTGTGCTCATTGACGGACACCAATACTGGATTGCCAATCGTTTTGACTGGCGCCACCCCGGTTTTGAAATTCCGAGCTGCTGGCACGACCACAATCATTGCTACTTTGACTGGAACCGTGACCGATGCGGCAAACGGCGTCTGTGTGTTTTACCCAGCTTCGCAACCCGAAATGCTGCAAGTCGCAGCGGGCACATACGAAGGCGAGATTTCCGTCACGTTCAATGATGGCCAGATTCAAACTGTGTACGACACTTTGAAATTCCAAGTCCGTGGAGACTTCTAAATGGCAATCCCCGTCGGCGGACCGGCGGTTACGGCAAGTTTTGTTGTAATTGACCCTAATGCTTCTGTTGCGCAAGTCGCACCAGCAGTTGTTGCCGCCTACGTCGAACCAGTTGTTTCGGTAACTGCAGTTCAGCCAGCCACTTCTGTTTCGTACATTCAGCCCCAAACAGCGGTTGCCTATGTAATCCCAATCTCAGCAATTTCTTACGTTGAGTTGAATCAGTCGGTTTATCTGGATGATTCGGGTAAATACCAGTTCAAGACCGATATGGTGGCCGTGGTCGATGCCACTGCATTGGCTACCACAAAAGCGCTTGATGACTCCGCTGCCGCTTTAGACTTGTGCGCGTTGCAAAACGACAGGGCTTTGGCAGACTCTGTTTCATTCTCAGACGTCTTTACGCCTACGCTGATTTACATTCGGCAGTTTGATGACTCAGTTTCATTCACTGACGTCGTTGTGCCTTCGCTGATTTACATTCGCAATTTTGCAGACACATTCAGCCAGACTGATGATACTAATTTCTACATTACACCTGCATACAATGACACATTTGCAGCACTTGATTCAACAATTTCGTTTTACGACAAACAGCTCGCAGATGCGTTTGGCCTAAATGACCTTGCCGATATTGGCGATGGTATCGCGTTCCAATTTGACGACACTACAAACAACATTGTGTCGGTGGCTGACGACTACGCATTGGCCACAAGCACCAGCTACACCGATAGCTTTTTTGTTTCGGATTTGGCGTCACTGGCAGCTCAACCAAACTTTTCAGACTCGACATCAAGTAGCGACGATACCGTCCTAGTAACTACGCCAGCGTACTTTGAAACGCTCACAATTTCTGATGCAACGGCAAATGCAGTTGACAAGCCAGCCTCAGATACTTTCTCTGTGGACGATAGCCCCAGCGTACTTACGGCGCCTGCTTATTTTGAAACCGTTACAAATTCAGACGACCTTGCTATTTCTTCAGCGCCAGTGTATGCTGACGCAATAAGTTTGTCGGATAATACGGCATCCAATGTTGATCGACCACTTTCGGATTCATTCACGCAAAGTGACACCGCATCATTAAACACAAACCCATCAGCAACGGATGCAGTTTCGTTTTCTGAGTCGGGTCTCATCTTTGTCGAAAACTACGTTGACATCAGCTATTTGGCTGAAGACTATGTTGGGACCGACTACACGTTTTAATCAGGAGTAAACAATGTTTAACGACAACCTCAAGATCACAGGCGATGTGCGTTTAGAAGTTTTCGACGCTGCAACCGGCCAGACCAAAGAAACCCGCGAGTTCAAAAACTTGGTGGTGACTGTTGGCAAGACCTACATCGCTTCTCGCATGGTTGGCACCGCTGCTACTGCCATGGGTTACATGGAACTCGGTACTGGTACTACCGCCGCAGCTGCTGGTGACACCACTTTGCAAACAGCAATTTCCGGTTCTCGTGTTGCTTTGTCAAACGGCAATGGCACAAGTTCTGCAAACGTTGTCACCTACACGGCCAGCTTCCCAGCCGGTACAGGCACTGGCGCAGTTACTGAGGCTGGCATTTTCAACGCTTCTTCTGCCGGTACTATGTTGTGCCACACCGTGTTCTCGGTGGTCAACAAAGGCGCCAACGACGGCATGAGCATCACTTGGACGATCACTGTTTCCTAATCGGGGCTAGTTGATGACCGCAGCACTTGTAACCCGACAAACCGCAGGTACAGGGGCGACTGTTAAAGGGTCGCCGCTTACCAACACAGAAGTCGACACAAACTTTATCAATCTTAACACTGCGATTGATACGAAAGCTGCGGCTGGTGCTAACTCGGACATCACAAGCCTTGGCGGTGTTACCGGCGGGATCACAACTCCAGACTACATCGCTTTTGATGTAAACCCCAGCACTGTCCCGACTGCACCGGGTTCCTTGTATTGGGATTCTGCCGATGGTAACCAGACTCTAAGTTTGGTCATGGCTGGTGGCACTGCTACACAGCAGATCGGTGAAGAACAGTATTACCGAATCAAAGCTTCCGCTGCAATTTCAAATGGCCAGCTTGTGATGTTCACAGGAACTGTTGGGGCTTCTGGTGCTTTGACCGGCGCGCCTGCATCTGGTTTGACTGCGTCAACTGCGTCTTACGTGATGGGCATTGCTACGCAAGATATTGCCAATAATGGCTGGGGCTACATTACATCGTTTGGCCTTGTTCGACAACTTAACACCAATGCTTGGGCAGCTGGAACAATCCTTTACTATGATCCATCTGTTGCTGGCGGATTGACCAGTACAGTACCTTCTGCGCCAAACGCAAAAATACAAGTTTGCGCTGTCATTTACCAAAGCTCAACAAATGGTTCTCTATTTGTTCGCCCTTCATTCGGTGGCACTCTCGGGCAGTATGAAGGCGATGTCGGCATAACTTCTGTTGCCGCAAACGACGTTTTAGTCCGCAATTCCGGTAATACTGCTTGGGTAAACCAAGCGCAAAGCACTTTGACGGCTGGAAACGTTTCCGGTGTAGTTGCAGTCCCTAACGGCGGCACTGGCGTAGCCACCCTTGCAGCAAACAACGTGATTCTTGGCAATGGCACATCGGCTGTACAAGTCGTTGCCCCGGGCGCAAGCGGAAACGTGCTTACTTCAAATGGCACCACTTGGATTTCTTCTACGTCCACAGGCGGCGGAGACCCAGCTGGCACAGCGGTAGCCATGGCTATTGCACTAGGATAAAACATGGCAAACACATTCACCCGTTACACCGCAAAAAACGTTGGTACTGGCGCATCGACGCTGGTTACGGCTGCTTCTGCAACCCAGACAACTGTTATCGGGTTGACTATTTCAAACACTACGACCAGCCCAATCACAGTCAGTGCGTACGTTACTGCTTCTGCTGTGAACTACTACATTGTCACAAACGCCACCGTTCCAGTTGGCGGTTCTTTGGCTTTGTTTGGCAGCGACGGTAAACTTGTGCTGAACACAGGCGATGCATTTAACGTGTCTTCGAGCGCGGCCAGTTCGGCTGATGCAATTTTGTCCGTGCTGCAGATCACTTAAGGTTCTACATGAGCTATATCGGCAACACCTCAACAACACAAGCTTTCACGCCAGCCATTGACTATTTCAGTGGTAATGCGTCTACGACTGCATTCACGCTTTCGCGCCCCGTTGCTTCTGTTGCTCAAGTTCAAGTGACGATCAGCAACGTACCTCAAACACCGGGTACAGCGTTTTCTGTCAGCGGCAACACGATCACTTTTACATCGGCGCCGCCCACAGGTACAAACAACATTTACATTTACTACACCAGCCCGATCACTCAGTTGATTGCTCCAGCGCAAGGTACAGCAGTAACTTCAATTACTGCAGGCCCGGGGATTTCGGTAAGCGCTGCAACAGGGGCGGTAACCGTTTCAACAAACATTTACACCGCTGCATATTTGGTTGTTGCAGGTGGCGGTGGCGGTGGCGGCGGTGGCCCTTCTACAGGTGCTGGCGGTGGCGGTGCTGGTGGATATTTATCAGGTTCTGCCACTTTTGTCGCTGGAACAACTTACGCAATTACTGTTGGCGCTGGCGGAGCTGCTGGTACTGTAAGCGGCGCAAACTCAGGACAAAACGGTGGGGTTGGTAATAACTCTTCCTTGTCGACATTGGCAGTCGCCCTTGGCGGTGGTTTTGGCGCTGGCGGTTCCGCAACTGTTGGGGGCGCTGGCGGTTCTGGTGGCGCTCCTGTTGCTGCAAATGCGGCTGGCGCTGGAACAGCTGGGCAAGGCAATTCAAGTGGCACATCACCAAATTACAGCGGTAGTACCCGTGGTAGCGCGGGCGGCGGTGGCGCTGGTTCTGTTGGCGGAAGCGTAAGTTCTGGGAACACTGGTGCAGGCGGCGGCGCAGGTGCTGCATCATCAATTACAGGCTCGTCCGTCACGTACGCAGGCGGTGGCGGTGGCGGCGGTGACGCAGGCGGTGCAGGCGGTTCTGGTGGTGCAGGAGGTGGCGGTGCAGGCGGCGGTGGCGGGCCTTCTGCAGGAACTGCGGGAACTGCAAACACTGGTGGCGGTGGCGGTGGCGGTGGTGACAACTCAAGCACAAACTCAGCATCAGCTGGCGCAGCTGGCGGGTCAGGCGTTGTCATTCTGTCCGTGCCAACAGCGAACTATTCTGGTGTCACAACTGGGTCACCAACAGTAACCACATCAGGTTCCAGCACGATCATTAAATTTACTGCGTCTGGGAGCTACACAGCATGAGCCATTTTGCAAAAGTTCTTGACGGTAAGGTTGTGCAAGTTATTGTTGCAGAGCCAGAATTTTTCCAAACATTCGTGGATTCAAGCCCCGGTGAATGGATTCAAACGTCATACAACACACTTGGCAACAGACACCCAGAAAATCGTCCTTTGCGCGGGAACTACGCCGGTATTGGCTACATCTACGACAGAACGCACGATGTGTTTTATGCCCCGCAACCATTTCCAAGCTGGGTGTTAGATCAAACAACATGGTCTTGGAATGCCCCGACCCCAATGCCCACTGATGGCAACGCCTATGTTTGGGATGAAAACACAAAAACTTGGGTGAGGGTCTAAATGCCAATCAGCTACATCACAAGCGCGGGTACGCAAGGTGTCATCACACAGGGTACTGCTGTGGCTTCGACTTCTGGAACCGCAATCACGTTTACCGGTGTTCCTTCGTGGGCCAAACGCATAACAATGTTGTTCAATGGGGTGAGTACTAACGGCACAGCAGCTTACTTGGTGCAAGTCGGGTCTGGCTCTTTGACAACTACTGGATATACAAGCTATGCGGCTTACGCTGGTGGCGCCAACTCAACAGGGCAAAACAACTCCACGGCTGGCTACATTATTTGGAATAACACAGCAGGTGCTTTGATCAACGGGTCAATCCGTGTGTATAACGTTTCAGGCAACTTGTGGGTTGCTGATTACACATTTGGGGCTACGGTGTCAGGCAGTTATTTCATGTTCGGCGGCGGCGGTAACGTTTCGTTATCAGGCGCGTTAGACCGCATTGCAGTTACAACGGTCACAGGCACTCCAACGTTTTCTGCTGGCTCAATCAACATCTTGTACGAGTAAACCATGTCTTACATCGGCAACCAACCAACACAAGTCGCTTTCTTAGTGGATACGTTCACTGGGAATTCTTCGACCACAGCGTTTACGATGTCGGTTGCCCCAGCAAACCCAGCCTCGATCATCGTGGCGATCAGTGGCGTTGTGCAAGACCCAGCGACTTATTCTGTTGGCGGGACAACCCTTACATTTTCTACAGCCCCGCCCACAGGTACTGGGAACATTTCAGTTCGCTATTTGGGCATTCCGGCTTCTGGCGTAGCCACCACGGCTTATCGCACAGTCACAAACTTTACTGCCACTGCAGCGCAAACAACGTTCACACCTCCAAGTTACACAGCTGGGTTCATCAACGTTTACCGAAACGGCGTGTATTTGCCCACAGTGGATTACACAGCCACAAACGGCACTACGATTGTTTTGAACAACGGGTGCGCATCTGGCGATACTGTTACGATTGAAAGCTTCCTTGTCAGCTCAGTGCTGAACGCCATTCCTGCCACGGCGGGATCGGTTGGGTCTACTTACTTGGCATCCAACCTGACACTCACATCTCCAACGATGACCAGCCCAACAATGTCTGGCGCAGTGGTTTCGGCAATGGCATCGAGTGTGTTGACTTTAGGAACGTCTCAAGCATCAACTTCAGGTACATCCATCACATTCAGTTCTATTCCTTCTTGGGTAAAACGCATTACTGTGATGTTTAATGGCGTAAGTACTAGCGGTACAAGCTTAATTCAAATTCAAATTGGATCTGGTAGTGTTACCAATAGTGGCTATGTTTCTGGAGCACATACAAGCAACAACGTAGATTCTTCATCAACAACAGGGTTTATACAACAAGCATCAAATGTTGCGTCTACTACTTATAGTGGAATTGCAATGATATTATTATCAGCTGCAAATACTTATACATGCTCTGGTTCTTTACAGCCTCCGGGTGCTGCAGCGGGTGGCAACATGAGCGGTGGATGGATTACTATTGGTGGAGCGCTTGATCGCGTAGTAATCACCACCGTCAACGGCACAGACACATTCGACGCTGGTTCAATCAACATCCAATACGAGTAAACCATGACACAAGCAGCAAACCTTGCACAAATTGGATCGGTCAACCCCGGCACATCCGGCAACGTGATGACTTCAAACGGGAGCGCTTGGGTATCTCAGGCAATCTCAACAGGTCTTCCCGGTGTGTTGGGTCAGGTCTTTACATCCAACGGAACATTTACAATTCCATCTGGAGTAACAGCAATCAAAGTTACTGTTGTTGGCGGAGGCGGCGGCGGTTCTGGTGGAAATTATTATTGCTGTCATTTTACAGGATACACAGGCGGCACAGGCGGCACGAGCAGCGTTGCGTCTGGAACTCAATCTATATCAACTATTTCTGCAACTGGTGGAAGTGGGGGTGTTGCTTCACAAAGTTCAACAAGTACTGCTGTCGGTGGCGCTGGTTCTGGTGGAAACATTAACATAATTGGCACCAATGGTAGTAATTCGGTTGGCGCAACTGGAGGCGGTTCTATTTTTAGCGGAGGTTCATCATCTAACAACGGCGGTTCAAATAATAGCCCATCTTATGGAGGTGGTGGTGGATCAAGTTACAAAGGTGGTGGTGCTGGTGGTGGTGCTGCAATTAGTTATTTAACTGGATTAACGCCCGGCAATACTCTTTCAGTTACTGTTGGTAGTGGTGGCGGCGCTAGTGGAGGCAACCTTGGTTCAGGTGTTTCTGGTGGTTCAGGTATTGTTATTTTTGAATGGTAATTGGAGAAAAAATGAAAGCCTTAATTTCTAAAATTCAATCTTGTGAAACTGGATATAGGGTTGCTCAAATTGTTGCTGATGATGCAACTTTTCCTGTTGCTGAAAATCTTGAATGGGTTGAATGTGCTGATAATGTTGTCGCAGATCAATATTGGTTTGATCCTTTGGACAATACAATCAAAATCATACCTGATTTACAAGAAAATCAACAAAACCTTAATAAAAACCAACCAATTTCAACTGGAAGTCAAACATTATGATTGATAGAATTGCGCCAGCACATAATGTGACTTATGACGGTGCAACTATTGCAATTTATCATGCCAACAAGGGTGAAGGGTTGCCTCGCCACGAACATGCTTATGCGCATTTGACGATGTGTCACGCTGGGTCGATGATCGCCCGCAAAGAAGGCCGTGAACTGGTCATGACCAAAGATACGCAACCCGTGAACTTGGTGGCCAATGAATGGCATGAGTTGGAAGCGCTTGAAGACGGCACAGTGTTTGTGAATGTCTTTGCGGAAGGAAAATACTAATGCCATTAACACAAGTCCAAGGTGGTATGTCTGCCGCATTAGTGCAAGGTACTGCAGTTGCCTCAACTTCGGGCACATCAATTGATTTCACCGGCATTCCAAGTTGGGTGAAACGCGTGACTGTAATGTTTAACGGGGTGTCTACAAACAGCACTAGCACTAGACGAGTTCAAATTGGCTCTGGTTCTGTTACAACATCTGGGTATTCATGCGCATTCGGGTACGCAACTACTGCAGTTGCGTCCGCCACAAGCACCGCAGGTTTTGACTTAATTAACGGAAGTGCAGCAGAAGTTATCAGCGGTCACATGGTTATTACAAACATATCAGGCAATATTTGGGTTGCTTCGGCTGTGGTGACAACATCTGGCGGAACAGCAGGTTTGTACTATTCCGGCGGGAACGTAACTTTATCTGGCGCTATTGATCGCGTTCGTATTACCACAGCAAACGGAACAGACACCTTCGACGCTGGCTCAATTAACATTCTTTACGAATAAGGAAACATCATGGGCGTTAAATTTACAAACTCTGCATCGGCCACGTTGGCCGGTTCATTGACCACATCGACAACCAGCTTGACTTTGACAACTGGCCAAGGGTCTTTGTTCCCCTCGTTGAGTGGGGCTGACTACTTTTACGGTGTGCTTGTCAACTCATCCAACGTGACTGAAATTGTCAAAGTCACTGCTCGCTCTAGCGATTTGTTGACCATTGTTCGCGCGCAAGATGGCACTGCGGCGCATGCATTCAATGCTGGCGACAAGTTTGAACTTCGCACAACAGCTGGTGCCTTATCTACGTTTGGCCGAGTCGATACTGACGAAACAATCGCTGGCAACTGGACGTTCAGTGGAAACCCTACGTTCAGTGGAAACCCTACGTTCAGTGGCACGCCTACTTCGACTACACCGACTACTGGCGACAACTCCACAAAAATTGCAACCACTGCATTTGTACAAGCGTCTACTCCGTCGATGGCAGCAGCGTATCCCGTTGGCTCCATTTACATGAACGCTTCGAGTAACGTCAATCCCAGCACGTTGCTTGGTTTTGGTACATGGTCTGCTCTTGCACCCGGGCAAATGCTGCTGGGTAACGGCGGTGGATACACAGCTGGCGCCACTGGTGGTTCTGCTACTACCACGATTGGGGTTGCAAACTTACCGCCTCACGACCACTCGATTACAGACCCCGGCCATAGCCATACATACCAGCACGCTACTAGCCCACAGATTCAATCTGGTAGCTCAACACCGTGCTACACAAGCACCTACACAGACAACACAAGCACTTCTACTACTGGCATCAGTGTCAACACTACCCAGAAAAGCGGTGCGGCGTTTTCTAACACCCCCATGTCAACCATTTCCCCATACTTGGTTGTTTATATGTGGGTACGTACGGCATAACATGTGGACCCAATCAGTCTCTTGCTTATGGCACAAAGCGCAGTCAGTGCGATCCGAACTGGCTGTCAAATGCTTTCTGAAGGTAAAGCAGAGATTGATAAATTCAAGAAGCAAGTCGAAGGCGGTGTAAAAGATGCTAAAGCGATATACGCCGAAGTCAAAGGTGTCTGGGGTTGGATCAAAGGGCTATTTGGAATGGCACAGAAAACGCCTTCTCCAACGCTTAATGTTCAGAAACCTGTTTCAGAAACTGTAAAACAGACAACAAAACGTCAACCTGAGCCAGAACTGAGTTACGAGGAGTACAAAGCCAAAGCGGTGCATGACATTTTTGAACAGTTGAAAATTTACTTTGATGTTCAGCGGCAGCTCAAAGAGCATTGCCTAGAGCTGGAAGCACAAAGCAGCACGACTGACAAAGTGGCAGACAACGCAATTGATTTGATTGAGATTCGTTGGCAAATGCGGGAAATGACGGTGCAAGTTCGAGAAGCCATGTCATGGACTCCTGAGAGTCTAGGGTTACAAGACTTGTATCGGCAGTTTTTACAAACCTACGATGACATATTGGAACAACAAGAGTTTGCTCGTCAACTCAAACGTAAGCAGGAAGTGGATGCAAAATGGCGACGCGAGCTCCTCAGAAACCACCGAATAGACCGGGCAGTCCAAGTAGTAGCAGTGCTAGTTCTGGTTCTGTGGACGTGGGGCTTTCTGCTGTCGCTCAAATGGCAAGAGACGATACACGCTGGTTTGTGGTTGGAGTAGTTGTTCTGGCTTTGGTGGTAATGTTGGCTTTGCCTGTGACCATGCTGTTAGTCATTGACGATTTGAAAATGAAAGCTGAGCTCCGGTATGAAATGCGTGAGCTCAAAAAACTGAAAAAGGAATTGCATGAAAAAGCTGCTGCTTCTAAGTCTGCTGATTCTGACGGCATGTGAAGACCGTTATCGGTATACCTGCCAAAACCCAGACAAGTTCTACGAAAAAGAATGCCAACATCCAAAGTGCGAGTTCACTCAGATGTGCCCTGAATACCTTGTCGCTCCAATCTTGGAGAAAAAAGTTGATCAAACTGCGGAGCAAAAGAAATGAACTGGAGTCTCAAAATACAAACCGTTGAAGAACTTGTCACAGTCATTCAAGTTTTAGCTTGGGCGTTTGTGGTGTTCGTGGTCATGATGGTCTTTGGAGGCACGGTATTTTCCATGCTGTACTCAGTGATCTTTGTGACTCAGCCAATCAAGTCCATGGCGCCCATTGATCAGGCGTTTACCAAGATGCTCAATGACATTGTGTTGCTTTTAACCGGCAGTATCACAACGCTTGTGGGTATGTTTGCGATCAACAAAGCAGCCAAAGCAGTAGCAGAAAAAATTGCTCCGGCAATTCTGGCTCCAACGCCCTGCCCACCTACGCCAACGCCCGCTTCGCCTACAACTGGATTTAACTGGATGGGATTTGTGAATCCTGAGCTCGATGAATCATGGACACCCGGCCCGCCCCCGACAACCCCGCCAGAATTCTTGCATCCCGAACGTGAAGAGATTGCGCAAGAACGCGCGCTGAAAGATGCAGAATGAACAAGGCAATCGTTGCTGTGCTGATTGCTGCTGGCCTGTATTTCTATGGCCACCACGTTGGTTGGGCTGAACGAGACGCTGACATGCAAGCTGAGATTGCTGTCAAAAACGAAGAAGCCCGCAAAGCAGAAAATGCTTTGAAAGACCAGCTCACATCACAATCGTCCAAATTGCAGGAGGCTAACAATGCCATTACTCAAAAACAGTCTGCTCTTGATCGCGCTATTCGCTCTGGTAAGTTGCGCCTCCCGTCCGCAGGTTGCGTACAAACCAGTTCAAGTGCCCCCGCTGCCAACGGAAATCGGGACGAAACGGGAAGCGAATCTGACAGACAGACTCTCGCAGCTATTGCTGCCATCGTCGCCCAAGGCGACAGAAACACAGAACAGCTCAACGCCTGTATCTCAGCCTACAACGAAGTAATGGAGAAGATCAATGGTCAACGCTAATCAACTGAAACAACTAGGTATTAACCCTGATCTTGCTCAAGTGTTCAACGACACATTCCAACGCTGGAACATCGACACACCGTTGCGCCAAGCGGCATTTATTGGCCAGTGCGGCCATGAGTGCGGCAACTTCACCAAGCTGGAAGAAGGTTTGAGCTACGCTGCAGACCGGCTTGTCAAGGTTTGGCCAAAACGGTTCCCCACTTTGGAATCAGCGCAGCCATATGGTAGAAACCCTCGTGCCTTGGCCAACCGTGTCTATGCTAACCGCATGGGCAACCGTGATGAAGCCTCGGGCGACGGCTGGCGTTTCCGTGGATCGGGCTGGCTGCAATTGACTGGTCACGACAACTTTTACCATGCAGGCAAAGCTATTGGTGTTGACTTTGTGATGCAGCCTGACTTGGTGCGCACGCCTCAATATGCAGCTCAAACTGCTGGCTGGTTTTGGTCTACCCACAACTGCAACGCCAAAGCTGACGCGAGTGACTGGGTTGGTTTGACCAAGGTCATTAATGGCGGCACGCTTGGTCTTGACGACCGTATCGTACATACCAACAAAGCATTGGCAGTATTGTCGGCGTAAGCCATAATATCGCTGTGTTCAACCCCACTGGAGAAAAAAATGGCTTTAAGCTATGAACAATTTATGTCTGCAACAGGTGCAGATTTGGTCGCTGGCAACATCGTTGTTGGCATCATGAGCGAACGCAAAAAAGTCGGTTCTTTGAGCGACGAAGGCGTTTTCAACCTGAACGAAGACGGTCTTGCATTGGCTGCTGAAATCGAAGCCGCTGGTGAAAAAGCTCCACGCCGTAAAAAAGCTGAAGCTGCAGACCCTGCTGTTGAAGCCGCTGCATCGTAATCTAAGGGGGCGATATGCCAGTTTTGAAGTTAACCAACTTTTCGGGTATCTCGCCCCGTACCGGACCGTCTAATCTACAAGACAACCAAGCCCAGACCGCGCGCAACTTAAAGCTCCAGTCTGGCGAAATCCGCGCATGGCGCAATCCCGTTTATACGTACACCACTGGTCTGCCTGATTCGCAGACTATCTACCAGCTGCAAAACCTATCTACCGGGGCAACCCGTTGGCTTGAGTGGGCGACTGACGTTGATGTTGTCCCAAGCCCCGCAGCTGACACTACTGATTTCCGTATCTATTACACAGACGGCACAGCGCCCAAAAAGACAAACTGGAACTTGGCCACCACGTCTGGAACCGGTTCAGTCCCCTACCCCAATGCATACTTGAACATGGGCGTGCCTGCACCTGCTGCAGCGCCTACTGCTTCGGCTTCTGGTGGTACATCACCCACTGAAACACGCTCGTACATTTATACATACGTAAGCACTTTTGGTTCCGTATTAGAAGAATCTGCTCCAAGCGCGGCTGTGTTGGTTACTTGTAACAGTTCAGGCGCCACCGTGACGATTGGTGGTTTCACCAATGCGCCAACGACAAACTACAACATCACAGCGTTGCGCATCTACCGCAGCGTTTCCGGCACCACGTCGGCTCAATACCAGTATGTTGGGCAAGTCACAATCAACCCATCGACAGGCGTGCCAACTTCATCGACTTTTGCAGATACTTTGACTGTGGCTCAGCTTGGGATTTCTCTGCCCTCGTTGTATTACACGACTCCGCCCAGCGCGCTCAAAGGCTTGATCGCAATGCCTAACGGCATCTTGGCTGGGTTTGTCGGCAACCAAGTCTGGTTCTGTGAGCCCTATCTGCCACACGCATGGCCAGTTTCATACATGATGACCGTCGGCGCGCCGATTGTTGGGCTGGGCGTATTTGGTCAGACTTTGGTTGTTTGCACGACCCAAGTACCTTATCTGATTTCCGGTTCGACCCCCGGTTCCATGACGCAAACCAAGCTGCCATTGCCAGAGCCATGCGTGGCTAAACGGTCAATCGCAAGCGATCAGTTCGGTGTGTTGTACGCCAGCCCCAACGGTTTGGTTTCAATCGCCCCCGGCACGCAAGACGTTATCAGTCGCCAGTTGTTCACTCGTGACGAGTGGCAAACGTATTCGCCTACCTCTATGGTTGGGCTGATTTACCAAAACATGTACCTTGGGTTCTACCAGAACGGTTCGTCAAAGTCCGCCTTGGTCATCATGCGCGGGGATACGCCGCCTTTGGTTACGCTGGATGTTCCGGCCAAAGCAGTGTTTGTGGCGCGCAACACTTCTAACGTGTACTACGTTTCCACAGCAGACAACGCGATCTACCAGCTGGATGCAGACACGGTGAACAACACGTTCTTCGAGTGGAAATCCAAGAAATTTATTTCACCCCACCCAGTTAATTTTGGGGCTTTGAAGCTGCAAGCTGATTGGATTGCGATTGCCAACGTTGCTGCTTACAACGCGATTGTTGCTGGGATCGCCGCTTCGAACAACGCAATTTGGTCTGCTGGTACACCGCTGAAAAGCACTCTTGCCAGCGATATGCTGAACGACATGACTCTTGGTGGGAGCATTTTGCAAACCGTGCCTACAGCGCAAGCGGCGTTGAGCGCGCAAGTTATTTTGTACGCAGAAGGTGTTCCTGTGTACTCGCAAGGTATTACTTCACAAGAACCAATTCGTTTGCCAGCCGACAACAAAGCGTACATCTGGGAATTTGGTATCAGCGGAAACGTGCCTGTGCGCGAGTTGGCTGTCGGTACTTCTATTGGTGAGTTGCGTCAAGCATGAAAAAGCCAGCCATTCCAGAAACGTTCAGTCTGCCGCAAGAAATTGCTCAGATTGTGGAACCTATCAAGACCAACATTGAGTTGATGAATGGAAGCCGACCCGGCTCAGTTGCGTTGACCGCACTACCTTCGACTGCAACTTTGTCTGATGTGATTACACAATTGAACGCAATTCTTTCCAGAATCAATCAAAGTGGTTAAACTACGGTTATGAAAACCGTAGTCTATGGCCAAGATCAGCGTGTTGCCAAGTGGGTAGGCGCTCGGGTCGATGAACCAAACTTCGGAGATTGTGTAGGTATTGGGCTAGAAGAAAACGGCGAGCTGATCGCTGGTGTTGTGTACAACATTTTCTCAGGGCCTTCTATTTGCGCACACATTGCTGCGATGCCGGGTAAGCGTTGGATGACCCGAGACTTCTTGTGGCGAATTCATGCGTATCCATTTTTGCAATTGAAGTGCAATCGGATTACTGCATTGGTACGGCAAGACAATTTGGTGTCTCAGCATTTTGTTGAACACCTCGGGTTTCGGTATGAGGGCGTGATGCGCCAAGCTTGTACTGATGGACAGAACATGTTTATTTATGGCATGCTCCGCAAGGAATGCCGTTGGCTGGAGATTAAGCGATGAGCAGATTTCATACACATGAGTGGGATATGTTGCCAGAACGAGCGTTCCAACCGCGCGCTGGTAAGTTTGGCTCCATGACGCTTGAAGGCGGCAAAGGCAGTAGCTCTGCTCCATCGCCCGACCCGCAGGTTGGCCAAGCGCAAAAACAGCTTGCTCAGTTGTCGCAGGATCAGTGGGACTACTTTACAAAAAATGTTGCTCCCCAAATGCTGACTCAAACGCAACAGCAACAAGATAACGCTAACTCCCAAACAGCTATTGCAAATTCCACGCAACAGTTCAATTTGGACCAAGCCAAGCAAGCATATGCAAACTACCAAGCTGGCGCGTTGCCAGCGATGCAAGCCATCAAGTCTGATGCCGACCAATACAATCAAGCTGGTTACCAAGAGCAAATGGCTCAACAAGCGTTGGGCGACGTGAACGCTTCTTATGACAACGCGCAAAAGCAACAGCAAATGCAACAGCAAGCCTACGGGATTGATCCAACTTCTGGTGCATCGGTTGCAAACAACCAATCTCTTGGCGCACAAAAAGCTTTGGCCAGTGCATCTGCCATGACTCAAGTTCGCAATGCAGCTGCTCAACTCGGGCTGCAAAAACAAGCCAACGTTTACAACATGTACGCTGGTCTGCCTGCACAAGCAAATGCAAATACTCAAATCGGCCTTGCGGCTGGCAACCAAGGATTTAGCACGGGGCAAGCTGCTTTGGGCAACTACGCTGCTTTGGGTAGCGCAAACAACGCTGCGGCCACTACTGCAATGTCTGGCTGGAACAACGTTGGCAACCTCGGAGTGGGTGTCACCAATGCCGCTACCAATGCTTGGGGCGCACAGCAACAAGCTAATGCAACTTCTTCAGCTGGCCTTGGCCAATTGTTTGGCACCGGTATCGGCGCATACGCAGCCTTAGCATAAGGAATCATCATGGGATTTAATTTTGGCGCTTTCGCTGGTGGCCTTGCCCAAGGTGGCATGTCTACGTTTAAAACATTGAACGACATTGCTGCACAGAAAAAAGAAACGGAGTTGCGCGACGCGCAGCTTCAGGACATGCAAGAAGCCCGTGCAAGCAAAGCGGCTTTGAAACAGGCTATTGGGGAAATCCCTCAAGGGCAAACTGTTCCAGTTCAGCAATTTGGTACTGGCTCTGGTGGTGTTGATGAAGACCGCCCCATGGTGCAAGAAGCTATTCCACAAGCTCAACGCATGGACAATTTCCAACAACGCGCAGTTGCTTTGGGCGCTGACCCCACGGCGGTTCAGCAATACGTGTCTGGGAACTATTCTTTGAAAGGCGCAAAACGTTCAGAAGAACGCGCGCAAGCTGAAGACGATTTCTCGAATTGGATGCAAGGCGCAGTCACGCAAGTTCAAAAAGACCCTGTTGGTTTCATCAAAGATCATTTGGCTGAATACAACAAACCAAAACCCGGTGGCCATTTGGACGACAAAATGACGGCTGAAGTTGTTCCCGGCGCGGGCGGGGTGTATTCGTTTGTTCAAAAGGATGCTAAAGGCAACGTTGTTGCCAGTACTCCAATCACTCCAGACACCGCCATGCAGGGGTTGCAACACATTGCATTCAGCAAATACCAAGCGCTGCCCGGCAAATTCAAAGAAGCTTCCGAATTGAACCAAGGCGAACGCAAAGCAATCGCCACCGAAACATCTGCTGCTACTGGCGCAAAAGAGCTTCAAGCCAAAATGGACGCTGGTGTATTCCGAGCTCAAGCAAATCAAGCGAATGCTGCTGCGAATGCTTCTAACGCTCATGCGGCTGTGTTTGGCAACATGCTACAAGCGGCCAAAGATAACAAAGCAGCTGGCGAGGCGATGAAACCATTCATCGAAAAATTCTCTGCTTTAACCCCAGAACAACAAGCAGGTCCAGAAGGCCAAGCTATTTTGATGCAAGGTGCTACCGCAGGTGCCAAAGTGTCCAAAGACTTGTCTGGCCTTGTGGCTACCTTACGCAAACCTGACCGTTCTACTGTGTCACCCGAGCAAGAAAAAGCTGCGTACGCTGCTCTTAACGCCGTTGACCCGAAAAATGCTGATGCAGTAGCTGCGGTTAAAGCTTTGTACCCAGCTGTGTTTGGCGAAGACCCAACATTGGCCGCGATTCGCAAAGCATACGCAAACAAAACCACAAATACTGGTGCAACTAATAAAGCTGCCACGAATGCAGCAATTCCTGCTACAGTTGACAAAGATGAAATCCGCGTGCCAGTGGCACCGAGAGCTGTGAACCAAGGTTATGCAGTGCCTAATGGGCAAGCATTGTTGAGAACACCAAACTACAGCGCGGGCCGCAACACGTTTAATCCTGATTAAAGAACCGCCATGCCAACATTAGCCCAACTTCGGGAAATTGTCCCCGGCTCAGAAAACATGTCGGATGCACAGCTCATCCAAAACGTAGCTGAAACTGCAAACCTAGACCCTGTAACTGTTGCGCAAAAGTTTGGCTTCAATCATTCTGATAGCGGGATCACTGGCCAACAGTTTTCATCATCACTTGATCGCTACCAAGCGGGTTTGTATGGAGTTGGTGAAGCTGCTGCGAATGCTGCGGGAGCGACTGGTGTTGGTGGTTGGCTGTCCGAGCAACGCAAAGAAAACGAACTGCGGGCTGATGTTTCAGCTGCAAAAGCCAAATCACTTGGCGCTGTCGATGAATGGAAAGACGTTCACGGCCTGAAAGATTTTGGTAGCTACGCTAAAGGCTTGGCTGTCCAATCTGCTCCATACGCTGCTGAAGCTCTTGCTGGCGGTATGCTGGCTCGTGGCGCTATGGGCGGTACTCGTGCTGCACTTGCTGCGGCTGAAGCGTCCAACGACGTTAAAGGTATTGCTGACGCCAAACGCGCGCTGGACATTGGCTCTACTTTGGGTGGCACTGCTGCCTCATACCCTTCGTCCGTTGGCGACATTCTTGGCAACCAGCGCGAGCAAAATGGTCAAACAAACCTTGGGGCTGCAGCTGCCTTGGGTGTTCCATATGCTGCGTTGAACGCGCTTGGTGAAACTGGTATGTTGACTCGTGGCCACTTGCCACGTAACCCAATCAGCATGCTGGACAATGTGAACGGCCTCAAAGGCATGGCTGCTCGCACGGCTGCTGCTGGCGGTAAAACAGCCCTTGAAGAATCATTGGGCGAAACGGGCCAAGAAGTCGTTAACCAGCTCGGGCGCATGGCGGTTGACCCCAACGCTACGCTGACAGACCCACAAGCGCTGGAACGCTACAAAGAATCTGCCATTGGCGGCGCGACTCTGGGTGGTTTAATGGGCGGTGGCCTTGGTGGCTGGCGCCGTTCGGGTAGCATTTTGCCTGACGCAACCCCCGGTACTCCCGCTCCTGACCAGCCAGTATCGACCAACGATATTGCGCAAGCATTCAATGCTAATACTGACACAACTCCTGACGCCATCATCACTGGACTCCTTGGTCGAGCGGCTGATCCTCTTGCTGGGCGCTCTACTTTGGTTGGCCAAGGTGCATCAGATCAAACCCAAATACCTGCTGTCGCGGGCGGGACAACTGACGTTGCGGTTCAAGCGCAACAAGCACAAGCAGAACAACAGCAAGTTCAACAAGCCCAGCAACAACAAGTAGCTCGTGAGCAAACTTTCGAGCGTTTGGGCGCTACATACAACCCACAAGGCAACGGTGAGCTCAACATTTTTGGCCAAGCTGTCCTTGGTCATCAACAAATCAACCAGTTTGGCAACTTAGTCGCTGCTCAAATCTCGCAGTTGCCCGCACAGGCGCACGCCATTACTGACGCGATTGTCCAAGCCAACCAAGAAACTGGCGGTAAACTGGTTTCGTTCAAATACAACGGCCAACCAATCTCTGGCGCTAAAGCCTTGATGAATGCGTTCGCCAAAGTGGCTACCAAGTTTCAGATTGGCCATGTTGCTTCGCCTGAAGAAGCCGCCGCTAACTTGGAAAAACTTTCTACAACCGTTTCTGGTACTCAGCTTGAGCAGTTGAATGCCATTTACCAAGCCTTAACAGGCAAAGATACATCCGGCTACATTGCCGAACAACAGTCCAAAGCAGCTAAAGAAGGAGCTAAAAATGGAACAAAGCAAAACAATGCCGGGATTCGAGAAGTACCAGTCCAAGGCGGAACAACTGAAACAGGCGGAGCAGGAGCTGGGTCTGTACGACCCGCTGAAGTACAACCCGTCGGAGCAGGAAGTGTCGGAGCGGGATCGCTTGGCCTCCAAGTTGGACAGCCGACAACAAGCGGAGTACGGACAGGAACCAGTCCGAGTGGAAATTCTGCCGTATCCGAGTCTGGTGGGACGGGGCAAGGGACGGGGCAAGTAAATGAGCAAGCCACCCAAAACGGTGTGGGCGGGGGGCAAGTATCCGGTCAACCTGAACAAGCCAGCCAAGCCAACGTGGATCAGCAAACTGTTCGAAATGGCCCGCGCGTCTACCCAGTCCCACCCCAATACTACGCAACCGACCTCAGCCACATCCAAAGCGAACGCCGAGCAGAAATCCTAAATCAGCTCTTTACCACTGCGTTGCGCCCGCTGCAAGAGCGTAGCAATACGGTCTCCGCCGAAGTTCGTGCTGAAATCATGCGCCTTGCGTTGAATGAGCAATACTCACGAGACGACATTGCTGAGCTCACTGGGCTCAATGTGAAGACTGTTGAAAAGCAGTTGGAACGCATGCACATCAAACTGGTTAAAGTAAATTCTGAACATTCAGAATACCAAGTGACTGACCCCGCCATTGCCGTGGCCGTGGCCAACGCTGCCCAAGATTTCCGTTCACCTGAGTTTCCCGATGGGCTTGGCGAAGCAGAACTGACTGCTTTGTACCTCTCGCGCTACGAAGGCGAAGAAACTGGTACGCATGCGCTGGCAGACGAGCTGCAACAAGAAGGCAAACCAGAAGCCAAACTTGCCGAAGAAATTCATGGCAAAGAAAACGGTGCTGCCAAGTCAATGGGCATCGTGGAAAAAGGCGGAAGTCAGGGCGCAGTCGAAGCTTTGGCAACAAGCACATTTGATCGCGTGGAAAAACTCCAAGCGCAGTTGGATACACTGCCAGAGAAAGACCCACGCCGCGCCAAGCTGGCCAAAGATATCGAAGCCCAATGGGCTGCTTACGCCAAACGCCAAACCAAGTGGGCAACCACTGGCGAAATTGAAGTCACACCTACCGAAGAAGGAGAGACCAATGCCGTTCAAGAGCAAAGCGCAAATGAGGGAAATGTTCGCAAACCAGCCCGAGGTGGCAAAAAGGTGGGCGAAGGAAACGCCAAACGCGAAAAGCCTGCCCGAAAAACTGAGCAAGCCAAAACCGAAGTCAACGCCAACGAAGCCGCGCCGGAAGTAAAAACTCCTGAAGAACAATGGGCTGCTCTTGCAAAAGAGTTTCCGCCCATGGGCAAGTATGCTGATCTCAGCACCGAAACAAAAACCAAGTGGGATGATCTGGCGCACCGTGGCGTTGCCAATTTGGCTGCTGCTACCAAACTGCTGGAAAACCCCCTCGCAAGCCAAAGCACTCCGTTCGAGTCACTTTTGGAATTTGACGATCTGGCCTCCCATGTTGGTGGGCTAGACCTTGTGCGTGAACAGTTTGGCGAAGCTGGTATTGGCGATGCAGTTGATTTGGTTTCTGACTGGGAACTGACTAACGACAAGTCTGAAGGTGCTGCCCACGGTTCGCTGCGTGTGGTTCAAGGCCGCTACGTTGGCATGTTGAACATTGCCAAGCTGACAAATGCAGGCTACGCCGCTGAAACAGCGCGCCACGAATTGGCTCATGCGATTGATATGGCTCCCCACGGCGGGATTTACTCTGCGCAACCAGAGATGGGTGTGGCTGTCGTCAATGGAACGATCACTCCAGAAGGCCCTGTGGCCAAAGAGTTGTTCAACTTGTACAAAACTGATGAACAATGGGGCAAATTCCTTGCGTACCCATTCGACACGGCTAAACATGCTGACCTGAACAACCGCACCAAAGTTCAAGTGGAATTGTTCGCGCAAGCGTTCTCTGTTTACACTACCCCCGAAGGCCGCGCTCGTATGGAGAAAGAAGCTCCAGTTACGGCTGCATACTTTAAAGAGGTCATCCAAGATGTCAAATCTGCAAAACCGCTTCAAATCCAAAAGGCAGAAACTGCAGCACGCCGCGCCGCAGTTCTCCACACTCGACGTGAATCCAAAGGCAATCGAGGCCCGTCTAAATTTCTTAGCTTCGACCAAAGAGTCGACGAGCTCGTCCTCAACAGCAAAAGCCAACAGTTCGAAGCAAGCAAGCCAGTAGGCCCATTCTCCAAAGCTGGTTCAGTCTTGGACGAGTTGCTGACTCGCCCGAAAGAGGCTTTGCACAAACTCAAACTCGGGTTCTTGACCCTTGAGCAGTTGGCCGAGTTGGACAAATCCGAAGCACAAGTCGTTCGCAAATACGCCGATGTGTCTACTGCGATGCAGATGATGTCCAAACGTTCTGTGGAAAAGGCCGCTCAGATCGACCAGCTGTGGGCTAAGTTGGATGCATCCACCTCTAAGGCGTTGTCCAATGTGATGCGCGCCGCCACTCGTATCGGGTTTGATCCTGATGTCGAAGACGCGAAAACACTGCCACAAAGCAAAGTCACACCTGAGCTGCTTGCGCTGGTCAATGACTACGAGAAGCTGCCAAACGCCGCCAAGAACGTGTACCGCCGTGTGCGCGACCACTACGCTGCCAACTATGAAGAACGCAAGTCCATCATGGAAGAAGTCGGCGCCAAGCTGGGCGGCAAAGCTCTTGAAGAAATCAAGGCGATGTACTCCAAGGTCAAAGGGCCTTACTTCCCGCTGGGTCGTACGGGTAAATACTATGCCGTTGGTATGTCTGCCCGAGTTGCTGAGTTGATGGACAAACGCGAAGCCGGTGAACTTGACCGTAAAGAAGCCGCCGAGCTGGCCAAATTGCGCCGCAACCCAACACAATACCGCACAAGTTCTTTCTCAACATTGGCCGAAGCCAAGAAAGCCGCCGAACAGTTTAAGAACCAACTGGGCTATGGCTACCACAATGAAGTCAAAGAGCGCTTGTCCAATGCAGCGGCTTCGTTGCCAAACTTTGCCAAGATCGAAGAATATGTGAACTCACAGCTGGGTACTGACGTGCGCGATGAAGTTCGCAACATGTTGACTCAGATGATGTTTGACATGCAGCCAGAACACAGTGCCTTGAAACGCCAGATGAAACGCGAAGGTATCTATGGCGAAAACGAAGATATGCGTCAGGTGTTTGCTCAGACTGCGATCAGCCAAGCACACTACATCAGCCGCCTGAAGTTTGGTGAAGTTTTGAATCAAGCCATGGCTGCCGTTGGCCGTGTGGCTCGTCGTGACATTGAAATGCGCCAGATCGAAAACGAGCTGACCATGCGCACCAAGATTTCGATGGACAACACACAAAGCGCTCTGATTGATTCATTGGTCAACGCCAGCTACTTTGCCCACCTTGGCTTGTCTCCAGCATTCTTGCTGACCAACTTGACGCAGGTTCCGATGATTACCGCCCCATGGCTGGGCGCTCGTCATGGTTTCGGCGCGACCAAACGTGCAATGGCTGCTGCGGTGGCTGACACGGCCAAGATCATCAAAACCACTTACGAAGGCGGCGATTGGCGCAGCGAGTTGAACTGGAATTCCATGTTCGCCGATGGCTCCAATGAAGACCGCATGTTCCGTGAGCTGCTTGACCGCAATGTGCTGGACATTACCATGGAGCATGATTTGGCTGCCGTTGCGTCTGCCAACCGTGGGTTCTTCGATGACAAGATTGCCTCAGCGTCTAAGGGAAAACTCCAAGGAATGAGCGATGTGGTTCGTCTGGTCAATACGCCTGTGCGTATCACTGAATTGGCCAACCGCGCCGTGACCGCTTTGTCTGCGTACCGTCTGAAGATGGAAGCCTTGGCTTCGGCTGACATGACACCAGAAGCAAAACACACTGCTGCTGTGAACTACGCCGCGCGCGCCGTGTCTGAGACTCAGCTGAACTATTCTGAACTGAATGCCCCACGCCACATGCGTCAGCTCTTTGGCTCTAAGCCACTGGCCAAAATGGTGTTCCAGTTCCGCAAATATCAACAAGGCATGATGTACTTGGTTGCCAAGAACATTGCTGATGCGCTGCCCAATAGCAAAGCGTCCGCCGAAGACAAACGTATCGCCCGTAGAACGATTGCGGGTCTGTACGCAACGACTGGTCTGCTGGCTGGTACAACTGGCATGCCTTTGATGGGCACAGTGGGTGTGGCTGGGATTGCAAACCTGATCGCTGCTGCGTTCGGTGAACCTGATGAGCCTTGGGATTTTGAAACTGAGTACCGCAACTTCTTGACTGACTGGCTTGGCCACGACATGGCGTTGCTGGTTGCTAAGGGTTTACCCGCAGCTTTGGGTGCTGATGTGTCCAAACGAGTTGGCATGGCTGACATTGCCAATCCAATTCCATTCGTGCAGCGCGGCAACACTGGTTCTTCTACTGTGGCCAATACGATCTACGCTGGACTTGGCGCGCCTGCAGGCATGATAGGTACGATGTACGACGGCCTCGTTGACTTGGCCAACGGTAATGGCCTCAAAGGAATCGAGAAATTGGTTCCCGTCAAAGAGCTCAAGGACGCACTGCGTACGTACCGCTACTCCACTGAAGGGCTGACCGACAAGCGCGGAAATGTGGTGTTGCCACCTGAAAAATTTGATGCGTGGGATTTGTCTCTGCGTGGTATGGGCTTTACGCCAACCATTGAGTCAGAGTATTACGCCGCGAATGCGGCTATGCAGAACGCGAAACAAGCTGCCACTGATGTGCGCAATGGACTGCTGGCTCGATACGCCCAAGCTAAAGTTGCTGGCGAAGACACAAGCGAGATTTCGCAAAAAGTTTCGGAGTTTAATGACCGCCACCCCGAACAAGGCGTACGTATTACTATGTCTAATTTGCTTCAAGCTACCCAAGCTCGACGTAAAATGGGCGCCGAAAGAACAAGTGCTGGCTTGCGTGTCGGCAAGGCTCAAAAACCATTTGCAGGCGAAGCTCGTTTCGCTGAAACAGAATAAGGACTTGGCATGACAGACGCCATTGAAACCGCTCGTGAACTTGCAACCCACGCTGCTGACATCCGGCACCTGCAAGAAGACATGGACAAGCTTGTGGCCAGCATGGCCGCAATGAATAAAACATTGAACGACATCAATACCACCTTGTCTGAAGCCAAAGGCGGGTGGAAAGTTCTCATGATGTTTGGCGGTGCTGGTGGCGTACTTGGCGCGCTGGTCACTCAGTTGATCCACAGCATCCCTTGGCCTAAATAAAAAACTCCCCGGTTTTTACGCCGGGGAGTAAACCCTCTGGAGAAACCAGTATTACTACTGGCCACCGGATGATACAGCGGCTACCTCTAAATTGGCAACAGTTGCACCACTTGTTTTTTCAGTCGCACCTTCCATCGCATTGAAGTCAAAGCAGTAACAAGCACATGCGCCCGTTGACTGCGCCGTGCCGCGACCAAGGTTAAACCGTTCAGGTGCTTTGGACAACCACTTGTGTTCCTTGGCGTAGTTCAAAACCTCTTTTGGTTCCATACGGTTTTTGGCGCACCAATCGGTGAACTCTTTCTTGGCAATGAACAGCTTGCCGACCAGCTTCGGATCAACGGACTCAGCGTTCTTGTTTGGGCTACCGAGGATACGACGGCCTGCCACGATTCCATTCACACGAGACAAAGGTTCTTCCGGTCCGCGCGCGTCAGTTCGCACATCACGGTAGCCAACAGTCACCAAGATTCGGCTGGATAGCTCCCGCACCATGCGGTTAAGCCCTTCGCCGGGGTCTGTAGTGTTGCCCTTGGAGACCGCAGCCGTCAGGTCTGTCATCAACTGCACAGTGAAATCGGTCAGTCTGTCGAAGTCAAAGTCAACGATGTTGTGGTCGATCAGGATTCGAGCCGCCACCAATGTGCAGGTAGCGTGGCTACGGAAAAACCGATACTCAGATTGAGGCATCAACTGGCTCATCTTCTGCTCGATCTTGGCGTACAGGTCAGCCACTTCTGCTTGGTGAGTCACGATGTACTTCACGAACTCATGGCCAGCATTACCCAAGTTGTCGCGCATCGTGTCAATGGCGTTGGACACTTCCACGGCTGGATCAATGATCGGCACGTTGTACGTAGCGAAGTTAATCCCAATCATGCGAACCGCTTCGGCCTGTGTGTTGGCGTTGTGCGATGCAAGTTTGGCATGCATGTCTTCGTTGGCGGTCAACCCCACAACAGCTTTCCAAGTGTGCTGCTCAGCAAAGCCAACCTTACCGCCAGCAGATGTGAGGCGCGCGCGGTCAGTACCCTGCGATGTGGTGTACGCCATAGAAGAAACTTCCGCAGCGTCCATGTCAGTCATTTCATCAAACACCACTGGAATGTTTTTGTGAGCACCAACGATAGCCCAACGAGCGTTACGAGTCGCACCTTCCTTACCAGCAAAGATCATTTTGTTGGCGTCACAAAGCCCATACAGCGCGGCTCTCCAAACAGAGGTTTTGCCTTTGCCTGAACTACCGGAGTTGACTGCGACTAAGGCGCCGTTGTAACTGTCTTCGCCGAAAGGGGTGATGAGGGAGCCATACACGCTACAGAAGACGTACTGCGCAGCTTGGCTATTTTCTCGGTTGTAGATGTAATTGACAGCAGCACTGTAATCAGCAAGACGCCCGCGAGGCTCAGGATAGGCAGCACGATGGTCAGCAGCAGCACCACCAATAAAGACTTTTCTGATTGATCCATCTTTGTGATACAGCCTGTCGCCAAGCAGTACTCCGCTCATGTTGTCACGCCAGCCAAACGCAGTAAGCGTATCAGTCTCACGTTGTTCGGCCATGAGTTTGCGAATCGAGTCTCGCAAATATGCAGTCATGTGCATAGTGGAATCCTTGTTGTTAGACGGCATCAGCTCGTACTTAGACAACGCTTTGAGCATATCAGAAGGTGACGCCAGCGCGGACATATCTACTTCGAAATCCCGAACCCGTTGGTCGGGTAAGTGCATACGAATCGTGAATGCAAATGCACCATCAGACTTCTTGATCCGTTGGATTGGGTAGAACAAGTTGTGGCAAAACGTGTATGGCTGAAGCACACCATCTTTGTCTTTGATGAAACGAATCATGCGCTCGGATTGGTACTCATACCCTTCCGGCATTGGTGGCACAATCGTTTCCAACTTGGCTTCTGGTACGGCCTCATCGACAACTTCGACTACTGCTTCTGCGGGTTCTGGCAAACATCGTCCCAGCACGATTGGTGTTTTGATATTTCCAGAATGGGTACATCCTTCACAGGCGGACGGATTGCAGCCCTGAAAGTGTGAACACAAAGTAGGACCAGCGTTCCAAGAATCAAAACGCACCCTAACATCTGTGTTACTGTGGCCAGTAGCTCCTCTACGTGCGCTCCAGTTTTCAGCGAGTTCATAACCCTCGACACAGTGCTTGATGATTCCAATGACTCCACGCCACGTTTCATAATCTACGTCCCCCTGTGTGTCACGCATGATGCGTACTTGGTTGCAATGGTTCGCCACTTCTTCAGCTGACGAGTCGATTTGCGGACCAAGATGCGCCGTAAGGTCGTCATTGATACTGGGCGCTTGGGAAATCCGGGCTGGGATGACCTCATACTTTGCAACTGCAGCTTGAACAGCAGTGTGGAATGCTTCAGGTGTGATTGGTTTGGTTTCACGTACAACCTTTACTTGTCTTGGGTCACGTCCGGGTTTTCGGTTCGTCGATCCAACTGGCCGGAGAACAGACGATAAATCTGCAGTCCGAGTAGGGTCAACAATAAGTCCAGCGCCAGCGAGAGCTGCTTTAAAACTACTTGCAATGGTTCGCCAAGAGTTTGGACCCACTGTTCTCGTAAGTGGCCAATAGCAGTGGATACCACCACCACTATCAACAAGCATAGGGTCAGGGAGATTGTTAGCTCTGCAGAATCCGATGATCGCTGCTGCGGCATCTTTCTTGGTTGCATAGCCTTTACCCTCTAGGGCTTTGGTTTCACCGCAATCAATATCAGCCCAAAAGGACTTGGCTTTAAACCAGTTTTGCTGACCACGGTATTTTGTTTTTTCGACACCATCAACCTCAACGGTGAACGATGGTTCTTTGTAAGCAGCGCATGCGTGGTAGACGGTTAAGTTAGTTTGCTTGTCGTATGAAGCAATGGCCTCAGCCATTAACTCCAATGATTCATATGCCTTGTGGGCAATGCCAGACGATCCGGCGCGACTTAGACCAACATACTTGTACCCATCTTCCGGCAAGATTGTTTTCAGGAAGGTGAGCGTGTCCATGATTAAGCCTGCGCGATGATTGATTTTCCTGTGGCGTGGGCGCCGATAGTAATGGTGCGATCAATGTGCGCCATAGCAACCTTGACGAGTTCCCCCGCTTGCACGTTTGTGTCAGCTGCTTCGACAATCACACGAGCCAACAGTTCTGCCAAACCGATGATGATTTCTCCATGGTTGAAATCTTTGTTGCTGAGTGCGAGGTTCGCTTCGACTACGACACCTGCGACTTTGCGTTGGTCAAGTTGGTAAGACATTGTTTCTCCAGAAAATGAAAGCCCCGAAGGGCTGGAAAGAATAGGGTACTCGCTAGCTCCACAGGTCCGACTGGATACGGTGCGTCAGGAGCGTTGACACTTTTTAGCTTTCCCCTAAAAAACTTAGTCGTCGAAGTTCAAGTCGTCGAGATTCAAACCGCCAACATCCACTGTGGTGTCCACGGGAGCTGGCTTGGGTTCTGCTGCTTTGGCTGCTTTGGGTTTGGCAGCGGCTTTCTCTGCAACGGGTTCAGCCTTCTTGACTTCCACAACTGGCAGGTCTTGTTCTGGTTCTGCCTCAGCTTGAGCTTCAGCTTGTGCAACAGCCATGCCTTCTGTACCAAGAATGGACTGCACCACGTCAGACGCGATGACTTCTTGGACTTGTGCGTACGCTGTATCGCTCAACAAGCCAGTGGGTTTGAATGTCAGTTTGGGAGTTGGAGACTCCATATCGAAACCGATACGGGTAACTACCATGTTGTAGCCGACGCCGCGCTTGCCGAGCATCTTGCCGTATTCGCCAAGGGACTTGATTGATGCTGGTGGAACACGCAACAGGTATGGATCGTTGATCAGATCAGGAGTTGCAATGGCCATACGCACAGAGTCTTGGCATGCTTTACCTTTGCTGCCGTTGTCACTGACTTTACTGCCCCATTGGTTATGTGGGCACACAGCGCAGGACTTGGCTTGAGGCTCAGCCACAGACGCATCTGGTTTGTCGCCAGTGTTAGAGAAGCAGTCAGGCTTAACAGCCTCAGCACCTTCTTGGTAGCCCTTGATGTAGAACACTTTGGATGTGCCCTTGTTGGCTTTGACCATGACCACTTCGATTGAAGGCACTGCGATCATTTCGCCGTCCACTTCTTTGGTCAACACGGTGCGTTCGCCGTCACGAATGACAGAAAAGTTTTTGCCCTTGATGGACATAACAGGGAAACCTGCACCTGCGTGGGCGGTCAAGTCATCGTTGATGCCTTCACGTTTGGCTTGTTTCAAATAGGCTGGCAGATTGCCAGAGGCGGTATCGAATGGGATGATATTGCTCATCTTTTTCTCCAATGGTTGAGGGGATTACGAACGTCGAATGTTTACAACGCGCTCACTGCGGTAATTGACACCGGGTGGTACGTCGTCGTGCTCTGCTTTGTACTGTTCTACGCCAGTCTTAGAGACACGTTTTTCCAGCAAGTGCCAAGCTTCGTTGGCCAACACATACGACATGAATGCGTCAGGGTCAGCAATCGAAGAACTGGTACGAGTAGAAGTATAGGCGGTGCCGAACTCGGTTTTGACCGAATCCATACCAGATTGCTCAAATGTTTTGAGCAGCGCCGATTCAATTTGATCCAATACTGAATCCAATTTCTCTACTTTGGCGTCATACTCAGCTTTGAACTGAGCTTTTTTATCACGTAGCTCAATGTATTTGGCTACAAGTTCTGAGAGTTTCATTGTTTGCTCCGAGGGGTGCGAAGGTTACCATCAAATAAGTGAGTTGGGCTAGTGGTTTTTACTGGTCTGATTCAATTCCTTTCATGATTTCAAGCAGCGACCCTTGCAGCTTTTGTTTGGTCTGCAATCGCTTATAGATTCGCCGTTCAATATCACTTCCAGCTATATGAGCAATCACCGTTGTACGGGTTTGCCCGGGTCGGCGTACGCGCGCGCAGGCTTGCTCATACACATCGTTGGAATGAATCGGCGCAAACCAGATGATCGTCGTGGCAGCAGTCAAGGTCAGCCCATGGGACATGGTGGACGGGTTGGCCACAATCACGCGAATGCGGTCAGTCTTTTGGAAGTCCCCAAAGATTTGGTCACGTTCTGTTTTTGGCGTACCGCCATGGATCGCAGCGCACTCCCAATCGGTAGACAGCTCAGTCATCAGGTGCTCTAGCACACCAGTAAGCGGAACGAACACCAGCACCTTGCCCTCTGATTCTTCAATCAGTTCTTTGAGCACATCAATGCGTGGCTTGTTTGGAATGTAGATGTGTTCGCCACCAGCGCCGTAGGCAACGCCGCATGCAATCTGAACCAACTTGTTGGCCTTGACAGCCTCATTGACCGCCGTAACTTCGCCGCCTTCATACTCCATGATGAGTTTGTCCAGCATAGCTTTATAGGCGCTCTTTTGCTCTGTGGTCATATCGACATCACGCGAAACAAAAGTCTGTTCTGGCAAGTCAATGCAGTCATCTAATGCAAACCGTACCGCTGGCTGCATGATCTGTTTCACAACGTCCACTGCGTTGCTGCGTGGAACCCACTTGAATTGGGTCAGTTGTTTCATAACCATATCTCTGAACTTACCAAAGTACTTCGGCACGTCAGGATTTGCAGGCACTACGATTCGGCATTGTGCCCAAGCATCGGTTGGCTCGTGCGGAGTTGGCGCTCCAGTTAAACCCCATACCCTGCGCGGCGTTTGCTTGTTGCAGATGTTGTTCAAAATCTTCCAGCGGTCAGTACCAGAATTTCTGAACATGGCAATTTCATCGACAATGATTAAGTCAATGTCGTCACGCGCGGCCAAGTCATCTTCAATGGTTTTAATACCATCGGTGTTGATGATGTAGACATCCACGTTTTGAGCCAGCATTTTTCTTCTGCGTTCACGAGAGCCATACACAACAGCGGTGTCTAAATGTGGAAACGTTTTGAACACTTCATCAGCCCATGTGCGTTCCATCGTGGACAGCGGACAAATGATTAGCGCCTTGCGTACCATCTTGCATTCACGCATGTAGTCGTACGCCCACAAAGACGTAACGGTCTTACCCAAGCCCATCGAGTTCAAGCAAAAAGCTCGGTCATGCATAGACAAGAAGTTGGCAGTCTCAATTTGCGCAGCGAATGGCTTGAACCGCCCCGGCCACTTGTAGTAATACTGCATTGGGTCAGGCGCATTGATGCCAAGGTTGCGAAGCACCTTAACTTCGTCAGGTCTGTGCGGCACAGCGACTAACGTATCGCCTTCGTGTGATACCAGCTTTGCAGTCGGTACGACAGTGGTTACTCTAGAGGGGTTGCGCAGTTTGAGGATGACTGCTTTTTTATCTGTTCTGATTAGCATGAAAGTCTCATTGCAGCGAGTACAGCCAAGATGGTTTCATCTGTGATAACTGACAAAGTCATTTTATGAACTGTAGAGCTGTCTGTGGTTACCCAGCGAATCCTTCGGTCTCCGTAAAGGTCGTAACTAACATCCACTTCAAATACGTTTGGTGGAACTGGATACCCCCATAGCGTGTACACGCCAGAGGGGCTTAACCGTAGTGGGCTACTTTCCGTACTGATTGCCATGGTCTTTTCTCCACCCACGATTGGTTTCTTTGGTCACTACGCGCATGTTGGACTTAGAGTTTGTGCCACCAGCATCAAGCATCTTTTTGTGGTCAACGTCTTTACCGTCGCCCTTCTTAGCTTTGCCAGCTTTTTCCATTTGGTAGCGGGCTTTGTTTCGTTCTTCACGCTTCTTGATTTGGTCAGGTGTTGACTCGTAGGCTTTGTCGTAAGCCGCTTTGGTTGGTCCGCCTTTGTTCATAGAATCCCTTTCAAAAAAGTACGTAGTTGTTCGACATCATCCACAACAACAGACCATCCGCCATGGTCTTGGATTTCCTTCAACACCCTGTCTTGGTTGGGCGTTGTGTTGTTTCGTTTGCCCGGCGCTTTGGTTTCTATTGCCATAAACTTTCCATTCAAGCAACAGATAAAGTCTGGAATACCCACAACTCCAAACCCATTTTGCATGGGCATGAAAAACCAAATGCTATGTTCTTTGAGCAGCTTCTTCACTGCCGCTTTGACTTTACCCTCGGGGGTTTGCGCCATCTTGAATCTCCAGTGCGATTCGTGCAATATTCTTAGCAGCTACAAAGAACCCGTCTGTCGGGAGGGAGGCAATGGCTTCAAGCGCCATTTTTAATCTTGCTTCTTGAGGTGTCATTTTTTGTCCTTGTAAAAGTCACACGATTTAACTGGACACCAGCCCTTGCACAACCCACTTGGTCGGCATGGCCAAGCATCGCGCTCATAGGCTGACTCTAGTTTGCGAACACGAGGAATGAACTCGCGCCAGATAGCCGGTACATCATCACGGTGAAACTTTTCTTTGTCAATCTTTTTGTCTTTGAGCCAAACAAAACCAGTCGTGACATAGTCCACCTGTGGGTACATGGCAAATGTGTAACCAGCGTACAGCTTAAGCTGCTCTGTGGGTTTGCGTTTACCAGTCTTGTGGTCAAAGATACCAGCCGAGTCATTGTGGATTACCAACAAGTCAGCGATGCCGCGAGACCATGCGGTTGACCAATCCGTTGGCTGAAAGTTTTTATCCACCGCCATTTTTTCTTCGCACAGCTTTACCCCGGGCAGTGCTGCGAACTTCGAAGCGATACCTTCCCATTGCGTCATTCCCTCGGGCAGCGGTGTCCCGTCCTTGATCCGGTACTCCATGGCTGAGTGGACTTTCTCGCCCCACTTCGTCGCTTCTGTGGGCGGTTCCTTCACGTCCTTCTTGACTCGAACGTGGTAGAACTGGCGGGGGCACGTCTCGAACTTGTCGAGCTGTGAGTATGTCCAAGCGGGTATAGCCATAGAGTTTCCTTCCAAGGGTCAAAAACCGTTGGAGTAGTTTATTTTGCGTCTGCATAGTTTAAACCAATATCGCCTTCACACGATACGGGTAAATCCTGACACCACTTAGGTGCTACAGACATGGTAGCCAGCATGAACTCAAGCGCCCATGCACCTGCGGCTTTTGGCACTACGGCCACAACCTCGTCATGCACAGTCAATACAACTTTGTAGCGCGCGTCTGCGTCTGGGTTGTCGTTCTTGCGCATTTCTATGTCGATCTTGGCCATTTGGTCAAACACCACGATACGAGCCAAGGCTTGCACAATGTTTTCAACCATCTTGCCACCATAGATTTTGACGGCGCCGTAGCGACCATCGTATTCAAAGCCGTCAGCAGTCTTGCGCAAGTTGGGGTAGCGAATCATCGTACCGTTTGGAAGGTGTACTCCCTCTGGCGTACAACGCAACTCGATGCCTACGCCAACCGTTGTCTCAAAACCTGCGGCCATTTTGCCCAATGCAGTGTGGCAAGCTTTCCAGATGTCAGCGATCTTGCTGAACTTGGCGCGGTACAGATTCACGGTGCGCTCTGCGTCTTTGATGTCCATATCCACGGACACCCCACCCATGCCGATCTTGAGCGTGGCTTTGAACTTGTCTTTGCCCATGCCATAGCCAAGCCCCAGAATACAGGTCTTACCGACGAAGCCCTCAACCTTGTCTGGGTTGTACTCTTTGCCGTTCTCGTCAATCGCTTTGGCTTTACGGTCAACCTTGCGGCCATACACATCAGAGGCAAACGACGAGTAGATGTCCACGTTCTTGCGGAAGTCTTCGACCAGATCAGTCTGGCCTGCCCACCATGCAACGACACGAGCTTCAATCTGAGCCGAGTCAACTGCCACCAGTACGTGGTTGTCAGGAACTTTAATGGCTCGACGCAACGCCCCACCTCGCGGTAGGTTTTGCAAGTTCATCTTGTCGCCGCCAGACGCTCTACCAGTATGCGCTCCCCAGTAGTTAAGCATGATCGGGAGTGCTCCGCGCTCTGCAATGCCGAGAAAAGACTCCGTGCGGGTTTCTTCAAGCGTAGACTTAATGCCGAGACGCGCAGCAACGACGGCTTGCACCGCTGGATTTGGATGCTCCGCCAAATCTTTGAAGGCTTGGTCTGTTTTGCCAAACGCATAGGTTTCTTTCTGTGTGCGTAGACTGACTTTTGTTGGGGGTTCGACTCCGAGTTTACGGAGCACGTCAGCAAACTGCAAGTTAGACATCAACGCCTCACGACCAATTGTGGTGTCAATGCGGGACATCAGTTTGGTTTTGTTTGCCTGTACTTTTTCTAAGTGAGCTGTGAGTACTTCTTTGTCCAACTCCAACACAGGGTCGGTGAACATGCGAAGCATCAAGTCTTGGATGTACAGTTCTTTTGCTGGGTTCCACTGTTTGAACACTTGGTACAAACCGTACGTGAGGTTGACGTCATTGATACAGTACTTGCCGTATGCGTCTATCTCAGCGGCAGAGAAGTCTTTGCGCCGCTTGCCCATGGCGTTGACCACCTCAGTACCTTTTTCGGCAAGTAGAAATTTCTTGGACAGTGCGGCTAGTGAAACACCAATCGTTTGCCCCGTAATTGGTCTCGCCATTGATAAGGTATCGAGATAGTACTTGGGGCGCAGTCCATATCGCCACGCGAGGATTGCCCCATCGAAAGCGGTGTGGTGACATAGAAGGTATGAGTTTGGTATGTCGAGCGATGTAAGTGCCAGCGAGATTCTTTCACTGCTGCCTGTAACCCATGTGGTTTCTCCATCGTCGATTTTGTATCCGAATCCAATGACTTCGAATCTTTGGTCTCTGATGTATTGCTCAGTTGTGATTTTGGAGAGACTGAAATCTTTGTCATAGTAAGTTTCAAAGTCAAGGGTGATTAATTTTGTCATGAGGGATTCCGGTCAATACGCGATGAACTGAGAAACCAAAACGCTTCTGTATGTTGGCGTCGGCAGCGGATCAATATGCCTGTGGCAAACGCGCGTTCGGCGTTCTTAAACCTCTGGTAGGTTTTGATTTCACCAGTCTCTTTGTTTTTTGATTTAAGGTAAATCATCTTGTAGCCGCTTCTATGGTAACGCGAACTTTGATTGGCTTGCCCTTGATCTTGAATGCGTCAATGTCGGCCTGTGCCTCTGACTTGAGGTCGTACAGTGAATAGCCAACCGTACTCCATGACGCCTTGTGGAAAGCACTGTCTTGAATTTCAATTGCCCACAGTTCTTTTGTGGTGCGGTGTGCCTGTCTCATTTTTTACCTTTCGGTTTCTTAGGAATCTGCCCAATGTCCAATGGCAGTTCAGCGAATTTGAAGTTCGTCCTACGGTGAGGGCGTGGCTTTGGCGGCATTGGCGCCTTAATCTGTTCAGGTGTGTACCAGACAGCGGGGTTTGCGATCACTGTTTTCATGCAATCTTTCTGGCTTTCTTGTGGCGCACATCTTTCTCAACAACCTCAAGCGCGCGCTCCATGTCCCACACGGAGCTTTCTTTCAGCTGGGCATCGTGGATTTCCAGCATCAAGTTGATAGCAGTCAGCTCATGTGCTCTGCAGATAAACCGATTGTCACGAGACACGCCACGAATGGCAACTGCAAGCAACGCATCTTGGCCAGCGCGAATTTCTTCAGACCAGTCCCGACCAAGTGAAGCCTTGACTCGAATATAGCCTTCGCACATATTGGCAGCACCAATGAGAATGTCCATTGCTTCTTTGTCGGCCTCGCCACGGCGCAACTTATCCATCGCGTCATGGTTTTTAATCATCAGGCTTGTACCTGCACTGATAGAGGCAACAGTTTTCACACTGGACATTACCCACGAAATGTTGTCTGTGCGTACGCCTTTGGGCTTGTACTTGCTACGCTTTCTCATTGCAGTGCTTGATCCACCAGTAATGCAGCGACAGCTTCGGCAAGGTTTTGCCCCTCTGCCACCAAGAAGATTGATGAAAAGATTTGCTCATGGTTCATGTTCCCACGAGGGGGAACTGTGTTGTTGCGTTTGACCCATGTTGCTTCCAACACTCTGCCATTCATCGCTGGTCGAATTGTGATACTACAAATGGCCTGCGTGTCGAAACGAGTTGGCTGCTTAGGCGGATCGCTAGCGAGTTCATACTCACGAACGTTGTTTTCTGGCCGTGTCATCATGGCTATTTTTTTAGCCATTGAATGGATGAATGCTTTCATAATTTAACTCCCGCCACGATTGTGAATTCGCCGTTTGCACGATCAAGTGTTTCAGACACTTCTTTTTGTGCTTTATAAGCGTTGATGATGTCTGGATGTGCTTTCTCCATCCATTCCATGAACTCCATGCCTTTGTACATAAGGGGTTCACAGTAATTGAGGCGCGAAATTACTCCATTGAGCTCAGTTGTAAGCGCTGCTAACTGAGATTCAACCCCTCGTTTGAAATTCTGCAGATCGGCGGGAGCGAGTAAGTCTGGCGTTGAATAGTATGTGCCAACCATGTTAGCCTCCGAAAATCTTTTTGAGTTGGTCATAGACTTCTCGTGCTTGCAGTACGCTCAAAGAATTGATGAATGCAGTTGTGCTTTGTTGGAACGTAGGCTCAACATTGACCACAGGTTTGGCAGCACTTTTTGGTGGACGACCACGTTTGGCTTTTGTTTTGGCCAGCTTTTCTTCACGCTTGCGCTTCATTGTTTCCAAAGATGCTGCTCGGGCTTCTTGCAGCCGTTTGATTTTTTCTTCCTTGGTGAGGGCTTGATATGGCTTATCAGTCACATAATAGCGACGAGCACTAAAGGAGGCATCAAACACATGCTTAAGCAAGCCACGACTGATCAGTTGAGTGATTCGCGTTGACGCCCCATCGCGCAGCAAGTTACACCCTGCCACCACATCAGAAGCAAGGCATCCGGGATGTGTCTTGATGAAGTGGTACACCATTGATGTGTAGTTCACTTTGTTGTCTTCGTCAACTTGGACTTGAACGTCTTGTGCGCCAACGTCGTCATCGAACTTGAGGCTATCAAGTTTCATTTTGGGGATCACTTTCGTAAATAATTCAGTTTGAATGTCTGGCATGTCACTTCTCCAGTTTGTTTTCCACCATGATCGCAACAAACAGGTCTTGCAGTTCGTCCATGTCCTTGCAGATTTTTCGTTTCCCAGCGCAGGAAATCACATAGCCGTTGTCCACTTGTTCGACAGTAAACGCCAAAGTGGACTTTGTAGCTCTAAATATGTCAGCCGATATTGCGTTTTGAGCGCCGTGTGGCCATGGTTGGTTAGTGCCAAGCATTGTGCTTTGGTTAGTAAGGTTCCCAGACCCCCCACTGCCAACGGTAGTACCAAAAAACCCTGATTGCGCAGCTGCGTTTTGGAATGGGTGTGACATAGCGTTACTTCCCTTCTGCTTGTTTGCGCTTAAGGACTTCGACAAGTTTTTCAAGATAGTGGATACCTTTTCCAATCTCTTGGACTGCTTCATCTTTTGTCCCCATTCGCATTAAGTATTTCAATGCGCCCGAACGGTACGCACCGATTTGCTGGTCAATCGGCCATGTGTCTACAACATCCCACGGCTGCACTGCAAGTTTTTTGTAGTGATCGCCACCGACTTGTCGCAGGCTCGGTTGATTCATGATAGGTGACGGCTCCGGCGTTTGACCTGTAGCCAATCGAATGTTGCGCAGCACTGGACAAACATCAGCCTCGTCAAACTTACAGCCTGACGCATCGCAGTGGTTCATGTGTTGGTAGTATTCAGCCATAGTGTTTCTTGTGTGGGTCAAGTCCGAAGTGAATCATTAGTTGGACAAGGCGTGACTCGATACGTGCCATCCTCGCTGCGAGTTCGCTGTTGCTCGGGTGTGAGCTTGTCTGCGTACTTTGCGAATAGCCACTTGTCCCCGAGGGTCGTGACACTCCGCATCCAGTCTCTTTGGTATCGTCTTTTGACATATTGTGGTACTTCATAGGCGTTGAAAATCCGGATCGCTCGTCGAGCAAGTTGGTAGTTGGTCATGGGTCACTTTCATACAGACAACTTGTGGTTCACTGCTGCTGCAGTAATTTCATCTGTTTTGATTTGAGCCAGCACTTCGGCGGCTCGTGAAACTGTTTTGTTGGAAGCCACGCCAGCGTTCACACGAGTGATGTATGTGTCTTCGATGTACAGCGTAAGGGCTGGCCACAGCTTGACCGCTTCGTTCAAAGACTTGGATGCCTTCAAGAACTCACGAACTTGCTCTTTGATTTCGCTCCACTTGCTTTTGATTTCGTCAGCCTTTTTCCATTGCTCGATGTACTTGGCGCAAATCGTTTGTGCAAATGAATGCGATTCTGGAATGGCGACGGGGGCTGAATCGTAGCCGTTCTCACGTTTGCATGGAACGACGTACTTATCGCTAATTGATCTGGCGTAGACAGTAATTGTTTTTGTCTCATCGCCAACTTGCGCGTCAATGTGGATGTTGAGCATGCTGACATATTGCAGCCAGCTTTCTGGGATGCGGTGCCGCAAGTCGATGTGATTGCCCCAGACCAAGTTGGTAATGGCGGGGTCAGACGCCGACATGTTGAATGAGTTTTGCATATCGCCCAGAGCGCGGATTTCTTTTTCGCACATCTTGTTGATGTTTTCAACTGTGCTTGCGACGAGGGCGGCGGAAATTGCTACGTATGCCATGGTTTTCTTTCAGTAAGTGAGGTTGATGATACACGAACGTGTGTATGTTTGCAAAAAATTTTTTAGGGGTTTTCTCTAGGTCATTGTTTACTCCTTGCTCGGATTTCTGCTGCCAATATGTCTGTGATTGCTGTGTTTTGGTTGTCTAGGTGCTTTGCACACGCCTCACGCTCTTTAGCTGCTACCAACTCGGCAAAGGCTTCAAGGTGTTTTTGTAAACCTTCTCGGTCAATTATTTCTTGATCCCACCAATCTTCAATACCAGCCTGTTTAGCCAATCCAATGATTTCTTGTGTCATACCGGTGCGTCCTCATGGTTGTCGGGGTTGAACTTTGGCGGCTTGTTGCCGTTGTCTTTCGGGTTAGGGAATGCTGGGAATGGCCATGGCCGTTCATTAATTTTTTGCATTTTTAATTCGAACGCTATTTGTTCAAGCTTTGCGCAAATCCCCATACCAGTTAGAGAAATCACCAGCAGCAACAAATTTAATTGCATCCAAGTCATGTCTTACTCCTTCATTTGCTATACGGCGCGCAGTATGCTTCCACCGTGTGTCCATTAGCCATGCGTTTGATCTTTTCAGCAGCGTCGGCGCAAGCGTCTTGCGTTTTGAACACTTGCATGCTGACTTGTGGGTAGTATTTATCTACACGATAGTAGCTTTGGCTGACAGCGAACCACATTACGATTAACACACTCATGTTTTACTCCTTTATGCCGTGGGCGGCGTCGATTGCATGGTCAATAACTTCATCCATTGCTGCGCCGCGATTTCTCATTGCTGCACGCCATGCGTTTTCCGCTAATTCGGCGTTGGCATTGTTTCGCAAAAATAGATAACGTTCTGAGTTCTTCTGCTCATCCGTCAGCGGCTTGCGGGGTTGTGGGTGGGTGTAGAGAGGCTCATTGTTTGGTGAAGGCTTACCGTCAACGCCAATCACAGGGTCATCAAAGTCGCGGTCATTTAATGCATTGCGCAGGCATTTAACAATATTGTTATTCCCAACAACAGCACCAATCTCGATCAGATCAATAATTGCCTCTACTGCTTCAATACTCATGTTTTACTCCTTAAACAATAGCCACATAAAAAGGCAAACGACGATGGTTACGCAGACTGATTGGACGTCACTCATGCGACCACCTTTTCATAGCCACCGATTAAATCGTAGATATGCGTACGCACAAGTCGTAAGCCGTTGTTGATGCCGCGAGCCAGCATGATTTTGCGGCGGTCTTCGTCCGTAGTCTTGACCCATTGGCCATTGACGTAGTCACTGTACTGAGGCAGATCAGACATACGGAGTCCCAAATTCACGGTTGCAATCGCGTCTTCGGCGGATGGGTTTTTGTAGTTGATATCAGCGACTAGAGGCGGCTGCGGGTTTCGTTTCCCATTCAAACGGTTCACAGCGTACTCATCGAACACACCGATACGCTCCATCGCATGGATCAACGTGCGAAGAACTTTTGTCTCGGCTTTGGCCTGTTGGATCGCTTCGGATTTCACTAGCGTTTTCATATCCGTTGGCGGATTGAGCAGCTTCTCGGGCGTACCGTATTTGGCGTCCATCAGGAATTGCAAACCAGACGCATATGGAATGGTTTTGTCCGCTGCTGTTTTCCACTGAGGGTTCCCCTTGTAGATTCGGATACATTGCTCTTTGTTGCCATGTCTTTTCGCATCAGAATAGATGTGCGTGTCTGTCAACGCAGATATGCGGCGCATTGTTGTTGGCGTTAGCTTTTGAACATGCGTAATTGTCAACAGGTTGTCTTTGTCCATGGTGGCCAGAGACACAGGCTCAAGGCGCTTTCGGTTTTCTTTTTTCCAGCCCACCATTGGCTCGTACATTATTTCAAACAAACCATTCTCGCGTTGGTACAAGCCACAGTCTGGAAATATGCGTTTCACAGCTGAGTTTTTTGCGCGTTTCAGGTAGAGCTCATTTAGTTTTTGCCAGTTCATGTTTTTCCTTCGTCAGTTAGTCGTTGTGCCACTTGTGAGGCGATGCGTCTTGCAAGCATCCTCTTTTCTCTTTCAATCAAGAATCGAACGTACTCTTTGTTTACCCACGAGGGGATTGTTTGGACAGAATATTTAATCTCTCCGTGAAGAAGATACACCTTGGCCACTTGCAGGTTGTACGGGTTTATTGGGCTGACTTGTTTTAAATAGGATACGGTGGTTGACCGCACCCACTCAAGCCTAAGCCCCACCACCCAGTCGTTGGTATGCAGCGTATGCTGCTTCTCCGTCTGTGAATGTGGCTCTGTAGTATTGGAGTTCATCACTCAGCTCCTTGATTGTTTCGTATCTGTCAAATACATCGTTTTCCAAGTCATCTACTTTTTCTTGAAGCTGCCTAATGCTATGCAGAGCATCCGAAAGTTCTTGTTCAAGTTCTTCTACTTGTGCTGCTAACGACATGCTTTCTCCAATATGTAGAACGACCACAGCCACGCTTTGGCGTCATCTTCGTTGGTGAAGTATCGAAGTCCTCGCCCGCTGAGTAACTCAGCGTAGTAAGTCCTTAGCCCATCGGGGTCTTGTAAAACTACTTCGCCTACGATTGTCCTGCCCAATGCATAGCTTGTGTCGCATAGATACCATTGAGCGAAGCCAGCCCTGTCACGGCCGCCCTCACCTGTACGCCGCCATTGCATCATGCGTCTAGCTCGAAATGGATGTTTTCACCATGGGGCGCTTGGACGTCGGAGGAGATACACCACACGACGGGATATCCGGGATCACTTCCAAAATCTGTGTAACCATCCGTAAGGCAAACAAATACCTCCGGAGCAATACCATGTTCAGCACAGTACTCAAAGCCAGCAGGCATATCAGTACCACCACCCGAGTAGAACTCCAGTTGAACTTCTTCACCACAATCGAATTCGACATGTTTTTGAACCTCGGTGTCTGTGTAGAGAACGTGAACTTTGTCAGGACGACATTGCTCGATGATTCGTGATAGGTGACCGTTGTATGCGTTCAACTCTTGGCGTGAGATAGAACCGGACACATCGACTTGAACAACAAGCTCACCCATCTGTGGCAACTTGTCTGTGGATGGTAAGTAGTCTTCGAAGCGGCGGTTGCGGCGGCGCCATGTTTGACCTTGAGCCACGCATGCAGTCATGTGCTTTTCAAGAATGTCGTACCAAGGTGTCTTGACTTCGAGAATGTCAGCCACGATTTTTTCCAACATGCCAGACATCTTGCCGCGCATCTTGGCGGCTTGGGCAGCTTCGGCGATCTCGACTTTGATCTGACCTTCGATCTCGCGGATTTCGTCTGGGGTCAATGCTTTGCCGTTTGCGCTACCATCACCGTAGATGATGTCGTGACCTGTACCACCAGAACCATCGGGGTTGTCGGGCAACTCGTCGTAGATTGTTTCAGTGGTCTTGTCTTTGCTGCCAGCGATGTTCACTGTGTTGGGAATGCGATCACCAACTCGGCTGTCGTCAAGCGTGTCATTGATCCAAGCGTCACCTGCGTAGTTCCACTTCTTCTTGTCGCGGTTACCGCAACGCAAAGCATGCTGGCCGATCACATGGCCAACCTCATGGCACAGACCCCAAACGATCTGGGGCACAGTCAAGCCCTCCAAGAACTTCTCGTTGTAGTAGATGTTGGCACGAGCATCGACTGCCAGTGTTGGCACTTGATCTGTTTTGATGAGCTTGCGGCGCAAAAGAATTGCGGCAAAGAAAGGGTGGTCCAAAACAATTTGTGCTTTGGCTTTTTCAAGTTTTGTTGCCATTTGCGGCCTCCAGTTTTTCGTTTACACACATTGCTACTGCTTGAGCAAAAGATACCTTCTGAACACTGATCGACTGATCTGCCTTGCGGTGCCAGATTTTGTTGTCTCCGTACCCAATGCTGCCCACCGTAACAATCGTGTCTTGGATCAGTTTGAACGATGATGCGGGCATCATTAGACTGTGGTCAACCACTACGAACTCGCTCATTTTTTCGTTAGGCTGTTTGCCTTGTGGCTTGTATTCAATCTTGACTTCGCAGTCACGCATGATGCGCAAGATAGTTCGCGTCGATTTGATTGGCCTGAACACTAGATCAATTAATCTCATATGAACCCTCCGCACCTTTTACAACTACCTTGCCTTCGCTGTCCACCGATGCGCTTGCTTTTTTGTGGGCAATAGCACCGAGAACAAACACCAGCTTGCTAGTTATGTAGTTAGATTTTGCAATGAGCTTATGAGCTCTCCAGTTTTGCACGAGCATGATCGCATTGAAGATGATCGACAAAATCAAGAAGTCTGTTTCGTTCATTTGTTAATCCCATAGATATTGCAAAGTAACTCATCCAACTGGCGAGCATGTTTTGGAAACAAGCGAAGGACTTCGTCGCTCTGATACAAGTATTCGAGTTGAGCCCAAATTGCGTAGTCAAAGTTCCCTTCGTTGATGCATTCCTGCATCATCACTAATGTCTTGCTACGGTTGTACAGGGCATAAAGCAAGTCAAGAAGCGTTTCTTTCTCTTTCTTTTTCATAGGAATCCAATCCGTCTGCGTGGTTGTTCAATGACCACTGGTTGAGGACGGCGCTGTGTGAGACGCGCCCTGAGTTCGAAGTACACGATGATGCTTGCCGCTTCAAGCCACCCCATACATACCACCCATGATCTTGGCAAACTCGTCGAACTTCTTGGCCGCTTGTTCACGCACCACAGGTGACTCACGCAACACATCTTTGTTGTCGCTGTACACGCTGATTGCACGGAGCAAAGTATTGGCCATGTCGTCCACGTCTGCATCGTTGTTGACGTTCAATGCCTTGGCACGTTTGAGCCCTTCAACCACGTTCTCCACAGCGGTGTCGCGGAAGATCGCACCCTCAGTACCGATTGGTTTGTTGAGCTTCTCGACCAAGTGTTGCAATGGCTCAAGCATTCCCTTGATGACCTCAGACCGCGCACTACGCGCCACCGTTTCCATCGACTCGTTGAATGTCTGCATGTCGTCATCGCTGATGTCAAACAGAAAGTGCTTCGCGTCAGGCAGTGGAGTGAACCGAAGATCGAACCCCATCTTGGCTTGGAACTCATCGGAAGTCGGGTAGTCTTCCAGCTTGGCACGCGAATTCGGGTTGAGACTTCGGTGTTGCATGTCAAGTTGCACGTACTTGTCGTAGTTGGGAATGTGCAAAGACATCATGGTGTCCATCGCTTGGATGCGTTCACGCATTGCAGTTGTGTATTCCACATACTGCGTGTTGGGCAGGATGCGAGGGCCTTTGTCGATGTACGGCAGTGTGTGCGCCTTGTGGTATGTGTACACCTCAGACGCTGCAGTCATGATGCGGTTGATCGGATTCATCTTGTCACGGAACAGTTTGCTGTTGACCACGAGTGATGTGTCATCCAGTTGCTGTTGGATCACAGTCTCGGCCTCAGTATCCCGCCGTGTCAAGTTGGCGCGCCGCACCGTCAGTTTGACGAGCATCGCCTTGCTTGCAAGTGTTGTCGGTTGCATAAGTCAGTTTCCTTTCTCCATTCTTGCTTGAGTAAATATCCACGCCTTGGCTTCGTCCAAGTCGGTGAACTGCATACGATCAGCAGATTCATGCATCATCCACGCTGTGTAGACGTTGCCAACCCCTGACTTCATGATGAAGCCTAGGGGGGTAGTACCATTGGTTTCGTAAAGAACCCAATCACACAGAGTGCCCTTCTTCCATTCAACCCAATTAGGAGAGGACGTTGGCATTTTTCACAGCCCACTGGACAAATGCTTTGGTGTTGACGATCTCAGGCTTGAGCTTCTTGGAGTCCAAAACACACATGACTTGGAACTCAGCTGGCATGCGGCCAATGTATTCGCACACACGGTCAAAGTTATCCTTGCTGACACGGTGAGCAATAGCACCAGTCAACGCAAACAACACTGGCATGTCGTCAGGCACAGCAGCTTTGGCAGGATTCATCAAGATGCCGTCAATGTCAGGCAGCGATTCAAAGATGCGCTTGAAGCCTGTGTACTCAGCCGCCGCACCCTCGCCCACACAGCCAGCGATGTTGGAGTAGTACAGATCAGTGGACAAGCTGGTATCGACTTCGTTTGCCATAGCCCATGAACGTGGCGTTGGGTTGATTGTGCGGTTGGGATCGAAGTCAGACAGCATGTTGGGTCGGAAGCGCAAGAACTGCACCATTTCCACAGCGATGTTGTTGTCCAAAGCCCAATCGCACCAGTCGTCCAAGTTCTCGTCGAACATCAACGTCTGCATACGGTTGCCCAGCTTGGTGCTCATGCGAGTCGCGCCAGACTTGTCTTCGGTACGGTTACCTGTTGCAATGATGTGCAGCTTGGGATGCAACTTGAGCTCACCCGCGTATCGGTCGAGGATCACACGACACAACGGATTCTGCATGGGGATAGCAGCGTCAGACAGTTCTTCGAGAATCAATGCACAGGGCTGATCCGAACCATCGTCACGGATGCGGTAGAACTCGGATGGGGGAATCCAGCGTGAGCAATCACCGTCAGTCTTTGGCAAGCCCATGATGTCCACAGGATCGCGCAATGATGGATTGAATTCTGTGATGCGTTCTGGGGAAATGCCAAGTGACGCAACAATCTCACGAGCCAATGTTGACTTGCCGCCGCCGGGCTTGCCAATGATGTTGGGCACAAGTTGATTACCCTTGGCGAAGTTAGCGAGAACAGAAGTTTTGATGTCAGAGTATTTCATGGTTTCTTTCAATGAGTGAATGGTTGAGTTGAAGTGAGGGGATGGTTAATTCTTCATATGCCCCTCGCATATGTTTAAGGTCGTGCTACTCAGCTTACAATCCTATGGGGGAACCGAGTAGCCACAGCGTACAGTCACATTAACCAAGCTAGTACGCCGTGAATGATTTCATCCCCCAAATTCGTGATAGGTGAATTTACCAAAAGAGTAGGGCTACAAAGAGCAGGAGAAACCCTACACACCAGATGATTTTGAATTCAGTCAAGTCTTCAGTCGGCGGCATCGAGTACCTTTCTTAGATATGCTGCGACTGATTCGTCGTCAGTGTTGATGAAAACGAATTGGGATTCGCCGTTATCGTCTGTGCAAGCAAGGACTTCGTAACATTCACGTCCGTCTATTTGTGGATCGAACATGAACTCGCACCCTCTACAGTTTCGTATTACCTTGACCTTGTAGAAGATTCCGTCACGCCACACACCAGTGAGGTCAACGGGTATCATGCCATGCGCTCATGTGCAAGTGTTCTGATTTGTGGCTCGGGGTAATCCAGCATAGCTTGCACTTGTACTAGAAAAGCATTTGGTCGTTTGTATGCGTTATCCCTGTAATAGCCCATCAAGAATTCAAGTGCATCAGCGTGGTCAGAATTCAGCCACTTTAAGACTTGGCCTGCGTCGCTCACTATCAAGTACTGCCCATTTTTCGCTCTCATGCTTCCTCCAATCGTTTGTTCACAAAGTACGCGATGATGTGTTCTTTAGCTTCTTTGCATGTCTTGAAGCATCCGTGATACGGTGGCTCAACGCCTCTGTCTTCTGCTTCATTAGCGAACACTCTGAATTCACCCTTGCGCGTGTCATGTCTGACATACGCCAAGAGATTGTTGTCTCTGTCGAGGTAGTCCCAGAACTCATAGTAGAGTTTGCGCCGTGAGTTACGGCCATGTTTCTTCCACTTCATTCTTCTAACATTGAGGAAACTTCCAACGCCACCTCAAGCTCATCAACGATAGTCCACATGGACGCCATGCGTGTGTCACCCAACATGTAGTAGTGACGTTCGAATTCTTGTGGCGTTTTGAATGGCAAGCCATGAATGTTTGTGTACACGCCGGTATCGTCACTCATGCTGAATTGCATGCTTGGTTGTGCTTCATCGCGGTCAAACGTCAAACAGTAATTCCACATCATCATTCGTATCTCCTGAAAGTTAATGCATGCGCCCAATCGCGGCCTGAGTCGTACGCTCGTTGCAAACCATAGTCGCCATACCATTTGGTATAGAAGCTACGGAACTCATACATTCCATAGAAGAATGCTTTGATTCGATACCAGTCGTAGATCATTCGACTTTCTCCCCGTTGAATTCAAGGTAACAAGTTGTCCACTTGTATTGCGTTTGTTTGCGTAGGTATGCCCTAGCGTCGTGTTCTTTGGCGAAGAGATTACGCCAAGGTTTCCATTCGGAGTTGCCTTCGTTACCCCATGAGGTAAAGACAACCACGCACCAAGGTTTGTCCACTTTCTTCTTGCGCCCTTTGGGTGCTACGACTTTGGCATCAGTCTGCCCAAGGCGTTTGGATTTGTACTTGTTAACTTCCTCGCGGTAGTCACTCATCCTGCTTTCTCCAATCGTTTCTTAACGTACTCCGCAATACCATTTTGTGTTGCGCGTACAAAGATATAGCCTTCGAATTCCCCGCCAAGGTCGCATGGTCTACCTTGTTGCTCTTCATTTATGCAATGGGACTTATCGAACTCTGTGTGGTCAAGCTGACATCCGATGCAGTCTCCATCTTCTAACCACGGCATGGGTTTCCAATAGACACCGTTGACTTTGATCTTTGTTCTCATTACGAATACTCCAGCTTATGTGCAACGTAGTCCGCTATCCCTCGATTGGTAGCTGGCACGAAGATGTAATCAGTTGCCATATCATCAACACACATAAGAACTGTGGATGTATTTTGGGGGCACCTGCTACTACTTTCTTTTTGTGGGAAAAAGCAACAACCAGTGCATGGTGGTATTTTATTGGTCACCTGTTTGCACAGATAGTAGTCACGTGTGCCGATGCGTTTTCGTTTCATCACGAATACTCCAGCTTGTGTGCAACGTAGTCAGCCAGTCCCTGCTTGGTCGCTGGCACGAAGATGTAATCTGTTAGCAAGTCGGTTTCAATTTCTTGGCATAACATTGTTGTGTCGGCTCTGGTTGGACATTTATTGCTCCCATTTTCTCGAAGCCCAAGGAAAACACAACCTTCGCAGATGTCCATGTTGTCGTTGTCTACCTGTTTGAGCAAGTAGTAGTTGCGTGTGCCGATGCGTTTTCGTTTCATCCTGCTTGCTCCAATCGTCTAATAACATAGGCGGCTATGGCCTCGGGATCGTCCAAAACAAACACGGGTGAATCACTTTCACACGCAGCCAACTCGTTTCTGTCAGCACAATCTTTGCCCCCTGATGGAATTAGTGAGCATCCAAAGCATCGGCCAGCTATTATTGACGGCATCGCTTTGTAGTTTTTCCCTTCGTACACCAATATGTCTCCGACTTCATGCAGTATCACAGCGTCACCTCTGCATGGATGTACTCGACTTCATAGCCCAGCGCCAAGATGTGCTTGACTGTGGCCATTGTCAGAGTCTTTGTGCCTGCGATTGCCGCAAACAGTTTGGCCTCGTTGTTATGTGGGTACAGCGCTTGACTGCCGTAGTTTTGTTTGACCTTGAGTTGTACAAGTTTGTCCATGATGTTTCCGATCATCTGTTGGCTTCGTCTAACCGTCTGACCACAGCGACAACCGCCAATGCGTCAGATGCTTCTATGAATGTTTTGAACCACGGCGACCGGTATCCAAGTGCGCATGCTCGATAGAAGCCTTCGTATTTTTCAACCCACATATATAAGTAGTTGTCTTGGTTATCGAATGCGTCCACAACATCCACTTTTAAGATGCCACTGAGTCGCACGTTCTCTTTGAAAATCATGATAGGTGGCCTTATCCCAGTTTTTCTTTGACGTATTCTGTAATGTCTTCGGGTGTGTCTTCCACGTAGATTTCATCGTTGACACATGCTGCCTCTGTTGGGCATCCCCCAGCGTATTCAAACGCACACCCTCGGCATCCCAGTAGTTTGTTTTCGTCACCTGAGTCCAAGGCTGTGAGAACGACGTATGTTTTACCCGCAATCGTTTGGCGTTTCATGTCATCCTTTCGTCCACGAACTTGGCAATGGCTTCGGGTGTGCTCTCGATGAAATATCCACCAACGACTTCTAGGCAGAAAAATTTTTGCGCTTCTGTGCTCATGTCTTTCGGGCATTCCCCGTCAAGAAAGTAACATGACCTACACGAAAACTTGTTTGGCGCTGTTACCAACAGGAATTCTTTGCCTTGTGTGTAGTGTTTTTTCATTCCAACCTCAGAGCTACGTAGTTAGCGATGGACTCCGGTGTGTCTGCGATCAACAAGCCGTCATCAATAGACGTACACAACAGAGGGCCACGTTCGCCGAATGTTGAATCCCTATCTGGGCAGAGAGTGCCCACGGGTGCAAACACACAATGGTCACACGGATCGTGATTTTTCAACGCAACAAGCAAGTACGGTTTGCCATTGATCTCTACCTTGGTCATTCCAACCTCGCAGCGATGTATGCGGCTACGGCCTCGGGTTTGTCCTCAATAAACATTCCACCTTGGAGCGAACCTTGGAACGTAACGCACATTAAGACACCAGACTCAGTTCTTGGGCACGGCGTTGCGCGCAAAAACGCGCACGTTCCACACGCATTTCTTTTAGGCGGTGTTTTTACCAGCAGGTATGGCTTGCCCCCTACCTCAATCGGTGTCATTCCAACCTCCGAGATATGTATGCGGCTACTGCCTTGGGTGTGTTCTTGACGTAGATCAAATCGGGAAAGCATGCTGCATTTGTTGGGCATCTGGTATGCACAAACGCACAACCCTTACATCCATCTACTAAGCTGGGGACGTGTTTGTTTTTGAGTCCGCGAACTAATACGTATGACTTACCATCAATGGTCTGCTCTACTGGATCGTTCATGCGTGTTCCAATCGTTCGAGTGTTTTTTGCAGGGCTAGCAGTCGTTTCTTACCGCCAATCTTTATGACGTGTCTCGCGTCCGCTTCTTCCAATGTCAGGTTGTTCCACCGCATTGTTGAACCTCTTTGTGCATGCCACTGTTCTAGCTTCCAAACGACGGTGAACCTACTCGGCGCGCCGTTTGACCAGACCCTCAGCAGCACATGCTTGGGCGCACTCATTTCATGCGCTCCTCGGCTACCCATTGGACGAATCGTTGTTCGTATACCCAACTGTCGTTGAACATGTTGCCTCCGCTGTGGCAGTCTGGTAGGCCTTCGCAAATAGGGCTTCCCGATGGTATGCCTATACATGAACCGCACCCGTCCAACGGGATTAGGTAGATGGTTCTACCTTCGAATGTGGATTGCGTAGTCATTTCATGCGCTCCTCAGCTAGCCATTTGACAAAGCCTTCTTCGTCCACCCAGCAATCGTTGGATGAATCACCGCCGTGTGTGCATGTTGGTAGGTCTCTACACTCAATATCCGACCCATCGGTTCCAAGGCATGTCTCGCATCCACGAAACGTCACTAGATAGATGGTTTTGCCGTCCAAGGTTGATTGTTTAGTCATTCCATGCGTTCCTCGGCTACCCATTTGGCAAACCGTTCGGCATCCACCCAACATGTGTGCCTGTCTTTTCCAACCTCGGCGTATATCTCGCATTCAGGCAGATCACGGCACAGTTCTGAGTTTCCAGTGGCCACGCATTCGTTGCACCCATTACCAACAATGAGGAACAGTTGCTTGCCTTTGTATGTTGTGGTCATCGTCATGATAGGTGTTTACCCCATGAGCTGGCGATACTGTGCGTTGATCGCATCGTCCAATGATTCCAAGATTTCAGATTCATCAGGTGTGTATGTACACACAAACTCGTCCTCATCCAAGAAGTCCAAGGGTTGATCTGTGTAGTGCGTGTGTATGATTAAGTGACTGAGTGCCATACGAATACCCTTTGGTGTGTATGTTGAATGAGTAAGTGATGTGGCAGTTACGGATGCCAGCCGTGTGGTTACTTATCTTGTGAGCGTAACGTTTCTACCATTGTTTTGTACTTGGCCGCATGTACTTCGCCAATGAATGACGGCACTCGATTAGCCATAGCAACACCAGCATCTTGCAATACTATGGACACTGCCAGCTCTTTGGTTGTTGGGTATCCAGCAGCGTTGACACGCACCGGCTGAAGAACACCATCGCGGTCTTTAAAGCACACCACTTCAGCACCGTTATAGTCTTCCACTAAGGCTTTCAGTTCTTCATGTTTCTTGGCAATGGCTTTGTCCAGCGTAGAACCAACAGATGTTGGGGGTGGAAGTTCTCTGTCCATTACATATCCAATATACCCCGACAAGCTACGGCGCATTTCGTTTGCTTTGTCCTGAATCCGTTTGTGCAGGTCAGCAGGAACGGTGACTAAAATTTTTGCAGACTTTGCTTCTGACATGGTTGATCCTTTTTAAACAGTAGACACACAGTATATCTACTTGGAATAAATTATATCACATCTATTACGTTTACGCAAATGTGAAGCGTATATTAAAAATGCTATTCCTCCACGAACTCCAAATCGTCAACAGATGCATCATTCTTTTGCATGAGTGCGGCCGGCTTTGTAACTCCGAGGGCATCGAGCTGTTGCATTATTACTGCTGTCATTGAAATACGTTTGACTGATGCGTAGTTCTTCAGCGCAAGGTAGTCAGACTCGTTTAGCCTTAATGTGATGGTTTTCATCATGCTCTTTCATGTTCTCAGCATGACACGCAAAACGGTGCATGAACTGATTGAATCATTATACAGCATTTAAAAGACTGATTCGTAAGTTCGAATTTGTTGTGCGCAAATTCAGTCCACAAATTCAAACCCAATATCCATGCGGGTTCCAAGAGATTTTGCGAATTTGCTGTGATTTTTGGAGGGTCAGACGGGTTACGCGATGTGTCGCGCATAATCATGCAATCATGCAACGACTCTCCAATCTTTCTGACTCTAAATACATAACAAATTCACAAATATACAAATGAACCATTGGAAACCCGCATGGATATTGGACTTTTTGAATTTGCTGGAGAATTTGCTACTTTTTGGACTCACAAATTCAACGTGTGTATACACATACACACAATCTCACAACTTAAACACAATGCGCTTCATGGGATTCCATGCTGATTTGGTTGGGCATGTAGCCCAACGTGTGGTCGCGGTGCGATATGGTTGAGGCGGTAAACCGCCTTGGACTTTGCGGCCTACCTCACCATCACGAAGTTTGGGCATTGGGGCGATTGACTCGCCCTTGGGTAGCAGATGAACCCTCATGCTTCGATTGTTTCAACGCGAGTCGATTCCAAGATGCGCTCGACCATGCCGTACAGGAAAGCGTTTTGGCCTTTGAGTTCAAAGACTTTGTCTTTTTGTTGCGCTTTGAATTTCTTGACTTGAACCGATGCATCGACTTGCAGGCACAATGCTTCAAGATGACCTTTGGACAGAGGGCCAGATTTTGGGATACCGACTTGCACCACTTCAATCACAGCTTTTGACAGCAAAGTGGACGACAGCAAATCATTCACCAATGGGCGATACATGCCGTTTGCAAATTGCTTGACGTACAAATCCGATGCGATGCCAAGACGGGCTTGACGATCACCGAATGCAATTGCTTTGGCGTATGAGCCAGTTTTGCCAGTTTTGGCCGACAAAACAATGTCGGATTTGTTCAGGTCGATTGTCACGAGTGAGTTAGTCATGTTGGACTCCAGTAAGTTAAAAGGTTTCAAAGTGAATACTGCAACATGCAATAGCCACTTAAAAACCCACTGCCACGCTTGCTAAACGTGTTTAGACCATGCCGCATATTCGCGGTTTAGGGCATACAGTGAGTTATACCGCTCGATTGCTTCACCCAAATCGAGAAAAAGTTAGGCCCATAGTATTACCATGTAATACCGACACCACAAAATTGATTATTAAAAAGCATTACATCCACAAAATGCACCATGCGACCCATACATGAAAGCGATAGCAAAAGCCATGCGATACGATGTACAGACACAATGAACCTTGCGCTACCTTACGGCGTGACGCTTGAGATACGATCATCTCAATAACGGGATTGACCCGACAAGACGATTTGCACCGCCCTGCACTAATGGTTTTGACCCGACAAGGGGTGGGGGGAGGGACACGGGCGATGCGACCCCGCGCCACCCTTACGTATGCCGCACATCGCAAGGTCTAATTTTTACCAACATACATACATTCGCCACACCTAACCGCGAAAACGCCCCATGCACTTGACATACACACCATAAAATGCACAATACACACGTCACAACATCACGGAGGCCACATGGCAACCAACTTGAAGAAACTGTTTGCGGGTAAGGAAACCGCCAAAGAGGAAA